AATAATAACCATCATGTATTTTTAGATTTCTAATACTTTCACGTCTGTGTATTTGGCGATTTTTTGTGTTTATAGTCCTTTTAAGTGACTTTATTCTTCCATTATTACTCACTTCGTACAGACCTTCGTAACCCACAACTGGTCTCCAAATTTCCTGTTCCATAAAAAAATAAAAAGTGCTCCAAGTGTTCGGATGTGGTACGAGCACATCTTACTAACAAGGAGCAATAAGTCTTAAACATTCGGCATCTCGTACATACCATTGTTTGATTATGCAAAGATACGAAGAAAGTTTGGAACTTCCATATATATATAAGAATATTTAGCAACTTAAAAAATCCGTTCTAAGCGCATTTCTTTTGTTCGGTGGACAACTATCAAGGAAAGCACAATAAAAGCCGTTAGAGAGCAAATAATGCACCAACGGCTTTTTCAAGTTTATATAATTTTATGGCAATTAGGTTTTACAACTGTGATGGTGATGGGATAAACTTATTCTCGCTTGCATCCCAATAATACTTCGCGCCACAATGTGGACATACAGCGCCAAGACCTTCGGTTACTTGAAACTCTCTATTGCATGATGTACAAAGAGCATTGAACTTGGGATATATTTGGATAAAATGCTTCTCAAAGTCCGACCCTCCGTCAAGTCCGAACTGGTCGGTAAGCAACTTGATGAGGCTAATCACATCCTTGGTTGATGCGGAGTCCAAGTCGGAGATTCGGTTCTGCAAGAGGTTCTGCAAGATTTGCGCAATCTGTCCACCTGTGAAATGGTAGTTTTCAAGATTGAGGGCTTTGCTTTGAATCTCTGCGGTGTATAGGTCGTCAAGTTCTTGTCTTAGTTTTACGATGGTTTGTTGTTGGATGAGGGCATCACACTCTTGTTTCTTGCTTTGCAAGTATTCCTTTTCGTCCTCAGTTCCGAGGACTTTCTTGTATCCGACATTGTCATAAGCAAGAGCATAGCTTACATATTGGTTCTCTCCAAGAACAAGGTTCAAGCAAAACAAATACTCCTCAATCGAGAATGTCACACCTCGACTGAAAAGTGTTGTGGTTGTATCGGTGAAATTAAGCATGGTTGTCAGAGATTTTTACGTCGTGCATATTCTGCAATTAATAATCCGTCAAAGTCAGTGTGCTTAAAGTCTGCAAGTTGTGGGAATAGACGTTTGCCAATATCCTTACTTGCTTTCTTTTGCTCGTCAGAACCTTTGATACCTTTTGGCAGCAGAACTTTTTGCCAATCCTTGCTGTCAACATAGCAATAAGGGAAGCCGAAGTGTTCAATAAGGGTTAGTTCCGCCTCAAAGCAACGCAATGCAGATGTCGTAGCCTTAAACCTTGTCGGATTAACCATTGGACGTTCCATCACTACCATCGTGTTTAATGGGTCAAAATTCTTTAGAATATCTGCTAAGCCATTAGCGTCAAGACGTGTGATATTATCCTTTTTCTTACAGTAATTTTGTTCTTTCTTTACAGGTGTGTGGTAAATCTTAGGCTCTATCCCTTCACCAACGATTCCAATAGTCCCAGTAACCCCGTTATCTATTCCCAAATATATACGCTTGTTCATAATAATCAAAAAATTAATCTGTTATTTCTATTTTATAATTTAGTAGTGCGTCATATACACTTTTAGTAATCTTTCCTTCGTTAAAATATTTTTGAGCAACATCTTTTATGTGTGCCTCCTTTGTTTGTTTATATGCGCCAAAGGCTTCCTCTGAAGTTTTGAAAGTTCCTATGTGTACACGTTTACCATTTTTACAAACAGTCGCCTCGTAAATCATATATTATTTTTCTTTTATCTCGATTTTGATTTTGTTTTTGATACTCTTCGGTATTTGTATTATTATAGTTTCATCTTGCTCCTCATTGTCATATTGGAGTTTTATTATCCTCTTGATGACACTCCACCGTCTTTTCCACATGGGTTCGTTCTCAATCATGCTACCCATCTTTCCGACTGCTCGTGCAATACCTTGTTCGGTGTACCTTTTTCCGTAGATACTTGTTTGTTCAGCAACCCTCCTGCAAGACACGTTTGTCATATACTTCACAGCATACCAGAACAACCACCTTGCATGTGCGGTATGCACCTTGTCGAAATCGGAAAACATTGCATTCTTTTCAACGTTGCATATTCTTGCGACACTTTCAGCAATGTACCCTTGAATATCCTTTTCATAATCACCGAGTGCATCAAGGGCATTGAGTAGAGTGTCGTCTATATTCTTGTAGTCACTCTTGATTTGCTCTGTGGTCTTTACAACCCTCTCTTCTTCTTTCATTGATGCTGTTTATGATTTTTTGTTTAGACATAGGAAGTCGTTCCACATAAAGGTTGAGCCTCCGTTGTTTCTCCATTCCAAGCACCTCATCCCAAAGACCAGTGATTTCATAAACGAAGTGCATGAAGATAAACTCACCCTTGAAAATGACGACATTGTTGTTGATTTGTTTTTTGAGATACACCTCAAACTGTGGTTTGCTCTCTCGTTCAAAATATGTCTGCATATCTTGGTCGTACTCAAGTATCTTTTGTCGTTTCAACCATAGATATGTTATACCGTCTTGCTTAAAGTATTGTCCAATGAGATTGGGGATGGTGATGCCGTCGATGGCTATCACCCCACCGTAAACACCACCATCCCTTCTCTCTATATATCCGTTTTTGTAGCTACCTTCCATTAGGACTCATAAACATCAGTTTCCATCTCTTCCCATCCTCTGCATGCTTTGAGGAGTTCTTTGAGGTGACGACCTTTCTTTGTGTTAGCACCAGTCATCGCAAGGTCTTGTCTCACATACTCCTCAAGTTCAGAAAGCATCTCAATGAGTGTGATGTGATTCTCTTTGTACTCATTATTCCAGTCAACATCATCTGTATCGATTTCATGGATTGGAGTACCATCATCGTCCTTCTCCCAATACTCATTGTAGCAACTTGTCTCGATTTTCATCGTTTTCTCAAGTGTCACCGAGACTGTGCATTGAAACTCTTTCGGTTCATTTTCTTTCTCATTCCAAGGTGCTGAAGGATTGTCTGCACCAAGTGGGTAGTTGTAATTGTCGTACATGGGTTTTAAATGTTTAAGTTACACGATATGTTAATCAATCATCATTGGCATAAGCAGTGAAAGGTATTCATCCCTATTCCCATCATGGAACACACCAGAACGTGTCGGGTCGGTAAGTTCAATTGTAATGTTGTCAGATTCGCAGCTATTCACGACTTGCATAAGGGAAGAGCCTTTAAATCCTATTTTCATCGGCGAAGCATCATACACACACTCACATGTCTCTTTTGCGCTCTTACTATAGTCCAAGTCCTCTGCGCTGATAGTAACCTTGTTGTTGTCAAAGTTAAGCAACACAAGTTCGCTGTTTGAATTGCCCATAGGAGCAACACGTTTCAATGCTGAAACAATGTCATTCTTGCTGATTGCGGATGTGATTGGTGCAGCACTGGGAATCACAAAATTGTAGTTCGGGTATCTTCCAATCGGCAAGATTGCAACCATAGTGACCCACCCACCATCAACCGTGAGGGATTTCCCGTCGGTTGTCAATTTAATATCGCCACCTTCGCTGTTTAGGATGTTTCTAAGAATATTGGATGCCTTTGTCTGGAGCGTGAAATCGAACTGTTCCGCAACGGTCACTGAACTATCAACGTATTTGGTGAGTTTTTGTCCATCCGTAGCAACGGTCACCATACCGCTATCAAGGAAATCAAAGTGGACACCATTCAAGAACGGTCTTAATTGGTCGTTTGCAACCGAGAACAATACACGGTTGATTGCTCTACAAATATTCTGTGAGGGGATTGTGACCCTTTTCAAGTCAGTGTTGCCGATTAACGGAGATGGATATTCCTGTGCATCATTGTATGGGATGCTGAATTTTCCATTCCCGTAGTTGAACACCGCAATCTTCTTGTCTTTATTAAGGGTCATCGTTGCGGTCTCAATGTTGTCGAGATTCTTGAGTGCTTTCAATAAGTCATTCGCATTTAAGCAGAAATCATAATCCTCGTCAACACTGATTACATTAGCTTCAACAGAAATCCAAATCTCAGAGTCGCTACCAGTCATACGCACCTTGTTCTCAAACATGTGCGCCTCAAACTTGATTTCATCCAATATCTGGATGCTGTTCTTGCTGTTCACCACGGACGATGCAAATGAAAGCTTGTCCGTGTAGTCTTTTACATTGAACTTAATTTCCATAAAATATAAACTTGTTTTCGTTAAACGTGTTGTGAAACTTGGTAGACCTATCAAGATTCGGACTTGAGATACAACTTCCAAAGAGTTGTGTGTTACCACTACACCATAGGTCTATTTTGTGTGTGTCATACTTCTCACAAGCCCCGCACACACTGCGTTATCATTTATAATCCCATGAAAAACACATTAATCAACTCTAATGATAAAAAAACATAAACTTACCTTGAACATATCTTGCGGTGCAAATATACAAACTAATTTTGAGTACACAAAATAATCTTAGAGATTTTTTAGAACGGAACATCATCCATCCCACTCATTGGAGCAAAGGGCATATTTTCATTCTCCTGCGTTTTTTCTTGCATAGGTGGGTAACTACCCATCTTTTGCATTTCATGCGGTTGTGTGGCATTTAAACCGCCAAATTCGATGTTTCCTTGATATGGTTGCGCTTCCCAACCATACCTAACATTTTCATCAACCGTGTTTTTGAATCTCCTGCTCTCAATCTCATACTGCATCCCGACCATAAGGTCTACAACACCATACATTCGGTTCTTTGCGACCTCAAGCACATTGCCGAATCCTTGAAACCTTTGGATGTTGCCACTGCCGAAGAACTCCGCACCTGCACGGAAGAAATCATTGTTCACCCGATGAATGATGAAAACATTGTCCACCGCATTGGTGAGGTCACTTGTTCCACTGATGTCATTCTTTCGGAGGAATGCCATTGTCTTTCGTGGGTGGGCAACCAAGATGATGTGTGACATGTTCTTTTTCGCAAATTCCTTAATCTGCAATATGAGTTCCTTTTGTTTATTGTTCCTATCACCATCAAGCAGGTCGATGTTAAGCGAGAAGAGATTGTCAAGTACAAACACCTTCACACCTACACTTAGGAGTTCTTTCATGTCATGGAAGATTTGCTCCCATGTATTCCCGTACTCATTGTTGTAAAGAAAGAACTTTCCGTCCAACCACTGGTCTATCTTTTCAGCAATAAGTGTCGGAACATAATATTTGCCCTCGCTGAACCCAGATGGTTTCATATTGTCTTTTCCTGCCGCAACCATCTGCAACCAAGTCTTCTGAATATCGGGGCGCAACTCACCAGACCATAATGCAACTTTGTACTTCTGCTGAATGATGTTTAGGATTAGTGTGTTCAACCATGAGGATTTTCCCGATGAGTTAGAACCAGAAAGCAATGTAACCTCCGACATATTCAACTGAACTATTGAACGGTCGAGTTCAATGAATCCAGTCTTCACTCCCTCAAGTTGAGACAAGTCCACTTTCTTGATGCTCGACATCGTAAGCCACTTCTCACCAAGTTCAGGCAACTGCTCCTTGATTTCGTATTTCGGTTTTGAGTATTGTGGTCTTTGCTGATAGACTGGTTGCCATTGTTGTCTATCATAGGCATTCGGTTCATAATACAGGCGAACATCTTGCCAAGTTTTCCCATTGCAGTGAGAATGTGTACAATTAAACGTAATCTTCCCCTGCGCATCTACAAACAACGCACTATCCCATTTCTTTCTATCACTATGTGTGTCTACCCAAGGACACCACTCAAGTTCATACTTTGTGGATGCTCCATGCTTGGACTCACGATACACCACACCATGTTCTTTCAACCACGACACAAGATTGAATGGTTGATTTACACTGTACTGTCTTACTTGTGTTGGTTTTGGTTCTTCCCTTGGTAAAAGGTCTGCAATCTTCCTAAAGAGGGAATCATCATTAACAAGTCCAAAATCATTCGGGACTTTAGCTATCTCCGAAATCCTCCAAGGTCTATCTTTGCTATCCGCACCTTTCTTTGCCCAAGTTCCGATTAACTTGTCGATGCGAGCAGGATTGAAAACCTTTTCGTCCAGTTCCACATTGGAGTCCGAGAACATCTTTCCCATTGACTGGAGGAAACGCTTGATGAGTTCATTGTGGTCTTCATCATTCGGCATGTCACATGCGAGGTATAAGTGCCACCCATTACCACTCTTTGTTATGAGCGGTTCATGGAATCCTTCTTTCAGCAAGTACCTATACACGTCTACTGCTTTCAAGTGTGCTTTCTCAAACTCTTCATCACTTGCACTTATACCTGCTGCACGATTAGGGTCAAGGTCTATCAACACAAACTTACGCCTGATGATGTCACCATCCGTAGTTGTGGATTTCGGTTTCTTGACAAATACATCCCTTTGCTCTCTACTATACAACGATGGATTGATTTCGTTTAGTGTAAAGTATGCTTGCATTGAACCGTAGTATTGTGCATTGTTGTTGTCGAGCAAAGGCCGCAATTGTCTTATCAAGGTCTCGACATCGGTAAAGTAACCACTATATGTTGTCTTTCCCAACAGTCGAACCTCAACAAGTGATGAACCCTTGAATAGAGTCCACCACTTGTGTATCTGCTGTTCGTTTATCTCATACATTTATCAAATTATTTTTTCACCCAAGACTTTTTTGCACCATCCCATGTAACCGTGCCGCGACCGTTGTTTAAAGTTATCGTCGCTCCATCTGGTCTATTGTCGTCGGTGTATCCGTCTGGGATGAATCCGTTCCAATAACCGACATACATGTAGCACTTGGTTGTCTCATCCCAGTTAATGTCGAATCCAGTTTGTGGCATATATTGCGAATCCGTCCCATCTTTCGCAGGGTCGAACAAGATACGGTTTCCTTGATAGACGATTGTGAGGAATATTTTGTCACGCAAATACCTTTCAAAATCCTTTTGGTACTGAAGTTCCCTGCTTGAAACGTATGACTGTATATGTGGTAAGACGCGGTTCTTTTCATCATCCGATAGTTTGCACCAATATTCTTTTGCTTTCTTCTTACTACCCTTACGTTTGTATGTCAACCAACATTTTTCAAATAATTCGTCATTTTTAGAAAAAGATTTATCTTTTTCATTTTTTTCTCTTATACAATCTATATTTTGTATATTATCTATATTATGTTGTATTGTGTTTTTCCCGTGTCGGAAATTTCCCGTGTCGGAAGATTTGGCGGCTTTCAATGTGTATTCAACCGCACCAAACAACCCGTTGTTTTTTTGTTGTTCACCCTTAACCAACCATCCGCTTGCAACAAGTTCATTGATATATTTCCGCAGTGTATCAACACTATACCCAATATCTTTCGCCATAGGTTCAAGAAAGAAATCCCAATCTTCTGGTTTGCAAGCCATGAATACAAACACGAACCTTGCCCTGTCGGACAGTGTTTTGTCAAATACAAGTTCACATGGTACATTTTTATAACCATGTAGCTCATTCTTTAAATTCCCCATAATTGTAGCTGTAAAAACAAGGACGACGATACTCTCAGCAGCTACTCCAATTTCTCGTCATCCTTGAAAAAAATAGTAATTACTTATATTTTAACGCATCTGTGTCTTTGTAGCTGACAACACTTCAACGATTGTTTCTGAGTGCAAATATACGAAAGATTTTCAATTTAACAAGACGGAATCAATCTTTTTGTTGGTCGATGAGTTTGTAAAACTCGTTCCTTGCTTGTTGGTCTTCTCTGAACACACCAGACAAGTGCGCAACGGTCATCTTTCCGTTGTTCTTAACTCCTCGCATTGTTTTGCAGAGATGAGTACCCCTCATTACGATTGCCATGCCCTCTACTTTCCCGCCAAGTGCATCGGTCAACATATTCACGATGTCCCGTGCTAACCTTTCTTGCAACTGGAGTCTTGCTGCGCAGTAATTAACCACTCGTGCGACTTTTGATATTCCAAGTATACGTCCATCCTTGCGTGGGATATACGCAAAGTAGTATTTCCCGAAGAATGGCATCATGTGGTGTTCGCACATACTGTAGTAATCTCCAGAATCAAAGACGATGTCTGTTGACTCCATGTCGTTTTCAAATGTTGTTATCTTTGGTTTTTGACTTTCGTCATAACCTCTGAACAACTCTTTATACATACGCGCAATCCTGTCTGGAGTTCCGATTAGTCCTTCTCTGTCTGGGTCTTCACCAATTGCGGATAACAACATTCTTACCGCACATTCAATATCTTTTGCGTTTGAAGTGATAGTTTCCATTTCGGGTTCTTTTTGATAAATTCAATACATTTGTTCACAATCTCTTTATTTTTCTTGTCATCACCAGTGTCACATGGTTGCACATAGTAATGCGACGCCTTTATACCATAGTCAGTCACATCATGCACACCGTCAAATACAACTTTGACCTCTCCTGCATCAGTCACAAGAGGACGACCGTTTATACCAACGAACTGCCCTTTCGGGCTTACAGTTACCCAATCGACATTCGTCGGACTTTTGACAATTCCGTTTGTCTCAACCGCAACATACCTTCCTATTATGTGCAATTTGTGGACAAGGGATGTCGTTAGTTGCAGTGTAGGTTCTCCTCCAGTTATTACAACCAATTTGGACGGGTATACGGAAACCCTGCTTATTATTTCTTCTTCCGTCATATCGACATACTCTTTGAAGTCCGTATCACAGAATGGGCATTTCAAGTTGCAGCCGCTGAATCGGATGAAAACGGCAGGAGTTCCTGTGTGATACCCCTCGCCTTGAATTGAATAGAAAATCTCGTTTACTTTCATAGTTTTACTCGTCTATTTCATATATAGCGACGTTCCCCTCGCTTTCTCTCACTTCCGCTTTGTAACACTCTGGTATCTGTTCTGTTATCCATCGTGCGATATTCTCCGCAGTCGGATTGAACGGAAGAAGTTCGTTCAAGTTTCCGTGGTCGAGATAACCGTGAATTTTATTCTTGATATGTTTAAAATCAACAACCATTCCATCCTCATTCAATTCTCTCGACTTGCAGTATACTGTTACAATCCAGTTGTGACCATGCAAGTTCTCACACTTACTCTCATAACTGAGATTGAGGTGGTGACACGCTGCAATCTCAAGTCTCTTTGAAACGTAATACATAACATTCCCTTTCTTTTTATTGTTCGTAAATGGTGTTGTCTTCTATTCCTGCGTCATGCAATGCTTCTTTGCGTTCCACGCACGTTCCGCACTTTCCACAGTGGATTTCACCTCCCTTGTAACAACTCCAAGTCATAGAGTAGTCCAATCCGATGGTCTTGCCTATCATTGCAATTTGCGTCTTTGTTATACTTGTGTATGGTGCATACACCTTTACATGCTCATACGTACCATATGACATAGCTTCACTCATACTATCAATAAAAGTTGCTCTGCAATCTGGATATATCGAATGGTCTCCTGCATGGTTTGCTATCATCACTCTTTTAAGTCCCCTGCTTTCTGCGATGCCACATGCAATAGATAGCATGATTCCATTTCTGAATGGGACTACAGTAGACTTCATGTTGTCATCAGCATAGTGTCCTTCTGGTATTGCATCCGCACCTTCAAGAAGTGATGACTTAAAATACTTGTGTATAAACTCAAGAGGTATTATGATGTGTTCAATGTTAAGTTGCTCACAATGATATTTCGCGAACTCTATCTCACGTTTGTTGTGGTTGCTCCCATAGTCGAAAGTGACTGCGAGAGCAATGTCTTTTTTCTTGTCGTATAGTAGTGTAACACTATCCATTCCACCACTAAGAATAATAACCGAGTCTTTCATTTTTATAAACTGTTAAAATGCATCCATTCAAAATTCTGGTCTCCACAAATTTTAGTTGTCACATGTTTCCACCATTCCAAGTTAACACACATTGCGTTTGCTACTATTTCACTTCCTCCCCTTTTTATGGCAATATATTTCTCTTCCCCTATGTAATTTTTTACTTTTTCAGTGTCAATTTCTGATGGTTTATAAGTACCTCCAACAGTTCCAAATCGTCTTGCACTCAACCATGTTATACTGTCACAGCTTGTGCAAAACCTAAACTTTTTAAGATAAGTAAAATTAGTAAAACCAAGGAGATGAATATCTATTGACGGTTTTTTACGTTTTATATATTTGACGAGTGGAAGGGCGTATTCGTCGCAACCGTAATATCTTAGTTCTGGCAATCCTATCGCAATATAGTCAGAAAACTCTATCATCCTATCTAATCCATACTTCCCATCTGGTAAATGCCATACGTTAATTATTCTATGGTTAGGTAGGTCGTGTCTCATTTTTTCACGCAAAGTCCACGTTTCATCAGTTCCGATTATTGATTGGGCATCGACTTCGACACAGGTAACGTCAGCTTCGTGCTCCAGTGTCCATTCAATAAGATTGTCATACCACTTAAATACGAGTTCCTTTGTTACAATGTCCTTATACTTTCCAAATAACATACTAAACAGTCCGCTATCTTGTATAACGTGTTTCATGTTAGCGCAAAGATATTTAGGAACACTTATTTCAGATATGTTTTTGAACAGTTTTTTTTCAATAAAAGGAAAGGCTGTATACAGACAGTGGGTTATCCCCATTTCATGTAGCAATTGTGCATCGTGTATATGCTCTGCTCCTGCAAAGTGGATTTTAATGTTATCTGGCAAATGCAACATACCCATCAGTCAAATAAAGACAATTGTCGGTTTGGTACGAACTTCTCTTCTTGCGCTTTACTGTTTCTTGTTGAAATATCTTCTTTTAGAAAATCTTCGACGTTCAGTTCAGCTACCATACATTCATATCCGCCCCATGAAGATGGGTCAAAAGATATAGTTGAATTAGTCGCATCTATCACGTTATCAGTGTCCCATTCCAGATTCTTCTCCTGTGATAGATTGTCAACAAGAGACATTTCCATTCCTCTTTTCTCTTTCGCAGACAGGTCTGTACGTTTTACTGCGACAAGAACGTCTCCATCAGTCTCGACAACGATGATTTTCTTTCCAAGTTCCTTTGCTATTCTGTAAACGTCGTTGCCGCACAATACTATTCCATCCTTGTCTACGAGTATGGAACGTCCACATCCAAGTTCTTGTATGGAATGACGGATGAGACCATCACCGAACCTCGTTCCTCTGTTGAATCTTTTTTTATTCGTCTCCATTGTTTTTGAATTTGTAAAGTAATGCACTAACTTTTGAATATATACCAACGTGTCTCAACTTCTTTATTTGGTCAAAGTCGTCTGCTTCGTCGCACTTTCTGTAAGACTTACCAAGAAGTTTCGGAACATCTGTTCTTGAGATGCGTTCTTCGTCGAGTATGCGAGAAAGTATTTCAACTTCCTCTTCGGTCGCTTTGCATTTGTTGTTCTTGTTTTCCGTCATAATCTCGTCCACCCATCCACCGAGTCGGTGTTTGTTTGCGAGTGACTTGAGACGTGTCAAGTATACCCTGCAAAGTTCTTGCAAGATGTTCTCTCTTTGTGTTTCCATAAGGATATTCTTTGTTTTCGTGAACCACATTTTCTACTTCCGTTTACTTCCTCTTGCGCGTCTATCTCCTGCGGTATCAGACTTGCTACCACGATTGACAGAACTCTTCTTGTATACGAGTCCGTTTTTTGTGTGTGACAAGTCCTTTCCTTCTCTCGATGCTTTTCCGTACTTCTTGTCGTGTTGTCGGTTCTTTATAGTCAACTCAGAACGTTTCTTCCGTTGCGATGGTTTCTTATTGAACTTGGCATCGTACGCACGTTTCTTTGCTCGTGCTTTGGGGTGTGAGCGGTAGTATCTTGTAGTTCTGCAAACCATGAGATTTTAGTTTAAAAGATTTTCAACTATTCCGTCACCGATTTCATTTGGGTGTTCCATTTCGTACTCTTCCATTTCCTCTGGCGACATACGTTGGAATCCGTTCATCCATTGGTGGAAGTCTGGTGTCGGCAAGTCGTATTCCATCGTCCATAATGTGTAGTCGTACCACTCATCGAAGTCCTCTTTTTCAACGCAATTGTTGACGATATACATAATGTCAACAAAATCGATTATGTAGTAAGAGGAGTAACAATATATACCAGTGAATACATCATCATTAATCCAGAACCCATAGTCTGAATCCCAGTCGAACATATCAAGGAAAGTCGCAAGGTATTTGTTTGCGACTTCCTTGTATTGCTCCTTTATTTGTTCAATATGCGTTGCCATAGATTTCGGTTCTTGAGTCTAATAATCTCTTCACTCTTACTTAGTCTCAGTTCAACCTCCTTGTCGATTTTGTCTTGTGCATCTTTGAGTTCTTGTTGGAGGTCTTTAATGGATGTCTTGTAGTAATCCTCCACCTCTTTGCGAACATCATCGAATCCAACCACATTGGTGTCGGTCTCAACGCGTACTTCCTTGCATATTAATGCAAAGTCTGGTTTGATGTAGTGTTTCACATCCCTAACAATCACTTTCAATCCATCGGACTCTTGAGCCTCCTTTAATGCATGGTCGAGTTCTGCATTTTCTTGGAGAAGCTGTGAGTTTAGTTCTTTTAATTCGTTGTAAGATTTCAACGACATAGTAACAGTGTCTGCCATGTTAGTTCTTTTTTATTTTACACAATATTCCGTTAAGTTTACCACGTTTAAATGTAACTGTCTCAATCAAGTTGTCTTTGATGCGGTTGCGGATGGTTTGCGAACTCACACCCTCACGTTCCGCATATTCAGAGACTGATATATATTCAAATTCTTCGTTTCCCATCGTCTTGTTCTTTTAGTTACCAGAACTTCCGTATCCACCAGTTCCCCTTTCTGAGTCTGAAAGTGTTTCGGTTTGTTCAAGTTCTATATTCGGGTAAGGCATGATGATGAGTTGTCCGATTCTATCCTCGTCCTTATACATACAAGGCTCCCAGTCTTCCGCGTCATCATCATCTATGTTTGCTATCCTTACACTTCCCTTAAACTTGAATGTGACTTCACCGCGATAACCGCTATCAATCACACCTACTGAATTACTTAGGAGCAGGTCTTTCTTCGCATTGCTTGAACGAGGGAAGAGAAGACCAACATGTCCATCTGGAATCTCCATTGCTACCCCAGTGTAGTACACCATGTTTCCGTTTTTGTCGAGTTCATGGTGGTGTGCATACAAGTCTATTCCAGCATCAGATGCGTGTGCTTTTGTAGGCATCTTTGCATCATCATACAGTTTCTTAATCTTTACTTTCATTGTTTTCGTTTTGTTGGTTTAATACTTTTTCGTTTTCCATTTCACTTATTGCTTCGATGTTCTCTTGCATGAGTTCCTCATCCGTCTGTTTGTGGAATAAGACTGATTCGTTAAGGTCGTCCGCAATCTCCTTCATGGTTGCAATAACACCATTTATGAAATCTTTGTTGGTCATGTCCTGTGTTTTTTCAGAGAGCATGATTGAGTTCTTTGATATGTTGTGGACATACTCCTCATAGACAAGGAATGCTTCGATGTCATTTTCGCCGATGGTGTAAAGTGGTGTGAATATGTTGAGCAACCACCAATCAACATACGTTGCGATATTATACTCAGTCTCCTTTGTTTTGTCTTCCTTTAGGGTAGAGAAAAGCTTTGCGTACGAGTATCCATCTTCCGTCAAGCAGTCGTTAGTGTTTGCAATTTCAATAAACCGCTTCACATACAGCCAAGGTCTGGAAACACCATTGGATGTAAAAGAACGGAACACATGTGTGTGGTAGTTCGTTTCAACTATTGCGAAGTCAGTGTTTGCTACCAGTCTGACACCTTTGTCGGAGAAATACATCTCTTCGGTGTCCTTTGTTCTGTCAACGTGTATGAGCGCATTATCAATGCGTCTTTGCAGTTGTGCGTTAGTTGGTTTTTTCTTTTCCATAGAGTTCTTCTTTTTCTTTTTCCAAGTATTTAAGTATTGATGTCAGTTGCTGGATAACGTTACCGATAGAACATGAACCGTATACTCGTTCAATATCTTTCAGTACAGATAACTGTGCTCTCATTTTCAGTATTTTCCAGTCGATAGATTTTTCTTCATTTTCCATTGTTCGCAGATTTTTGTTCGCTATAGATTGCAGCAAGTCTCATAATCAACCCATCATGGGTCTTTGGTACTCTCGCTCTTTTCAGCTTGTTTGTCTTGTTGTAGGATGCGATGTATGCTTTTGCCTCCTCGTCATTGTGAATATGGTCGAAGTAGTATTCTCCCACACCAGTGTCTTCGTCCAGGGTTTCTTCGTTCTCAAGGTCTTTCGCTTCATTCAAGATGAGTTCAACGTGTTTCTTGGATTCCTCATCCAAATCCATGCTGTCTATCTCATCCAGACTTGTCATGTAGCTTGGGACAACAAAATACTCCTTGACTCGCACGAATGGTTCTAAACCAAAAGTCTTCGTGATTCTTGGTACTTCACCATCGGTGTCTGAGTTGTATTTGCATACAGCATAAGCAAGACTCCCATCCAACAGTTCTACGACTGCAACACCTTTGTCGAAAGATTTCCCGTCAAATGGTCTCTTGGGAATATTTGGAATCCCCAAGTGTTCGATAATTTCTTTTTGGTACTTAATCATATCTCTAATAGTTTGGTGTTGCGGAGGTTGGAATCGAACCAACGTTCTTTTGGTCATGAGCCAAACGAGATACCACTTCTCCACTCCGCGATTGAACTATGCAAAGTTACAATTAATTTTGGATATACCAAATTTATGCAGAGGTTTTTGAAACCTTACCAATAGTTTCTCCATTACGGAACACCTTGAATGGAGTCACTTCGGTTCTCTTCTCGACAATGTCTCGCATAAGTGATGCAGTGTATATACTATCTGGGTCGTCCGCAGACATACGTTTTCCGACCATCATTGCAGATGCTTTATCCATGTTAGTGTGGATGGTTTGTTGAGTCTTATTCACAAGGTCATACTTTGTGACGCACCAAGACTCGACTGGGTCTTCAACATTCTCAACATCCATTACGGACTTGAAAAACCTGTATTCATCATCACCCTTGATGATGCGGATTGAAAGGTCTTCCTTATCTTCAATGGTGTGTTGTTCATCTCCAAGTTTCCAGTTCATCGGCAGGTTCGCCCATTTCATGAGATTTCGATACAGGTTCTCAGTATCCATCGCTATCTCTTTCTGTGCAGCACTGCCATTGTAGTAGTCGGTGAAGAACGAGACAAGCTGGTCTACTGATTTTTCATATCTACCAAGTGCTTTTGCTATCTCGTGTTTGCGACCGTTGATAGATGATAGCATGTAGTCTATGTCACCGAATATCATGTATGCAGCCTTGTTTGTGGCATAGATAAGACTAAGCAGATGTGAAACCCTTTCAAAGAATCCGAGTTTCTTTGCTTGTTCAATGTCAAGACCACGGATTCCAACACGCTTGATGCGGTTCTCAACATCCTTTGTTATCTCGACACCGCCAGACAGTTCGATGTGTTCTTTCATTTTCTAAGGTTTTTAAATATACCACCACGAGAGAAGAAATAATATGTGTCCACCCAATAATATTGAACACCACCATATTTGAACGGAATTGCTTGTGGAAACAAGTCTTTATATTCCTCGTCTACAAGGACATGAAATTTATCCTTGTTGGTTGGAAGATTTCTCTCCAAGTCGCTATGTGAATGTAGGTATTTTATCTTGTCGCTCATGTTTGAATTATAAGAAGTGGGGGACAAATCATCCCCCACTTTGGTTTTGTGTGACTATTTCTTTTTCTCTTCCTTCTCATCGACAATTTCAAAGTCGGCGAACTTGCTCGCCAACTCCTGCGCTTTCTCGATGTCGATAGCATTCTCCTCGTTGTCTATGTATCGTTTGGAGTCGTTCTCTCCAAGTACAGCTTGGTCGCTCGCTATCGCATCTCGCATCTCGACTGAGAGGGGTGCATACTTCGACAAAAGTCTCTTGAGTACGGTCTTCTCCATCATAGCACCACGCATGTCCTTGTCCGCCCACAATCCGTAACCACGTCTGTAGGTCTGGGAAAATCTCTTTGCATGAGCATCGAGCTCCTCAACGGTCATGTACAACTGCTTCTCAAAACCATTCACAAGTTGCATGTATGCGACATAACCAACGATGGGTGCTTTCTCCCTATCCGTTGCAAGTTTCTTGAACTGCAACTCTCCGCTTACGAAATCCTCTCCGACTATCTCTCCCTCTCTCACATCACGCACATTCAGTTTCTTGAACTGAGCGGAACGCAGAGCAAGCTGTACATATCCTCTTGCTCCGAGTTGCCATGTTGCGACTGTCACATTGTTCTTGTTGTCACGGTACGGAAGAACATAGCACAAACCAAGTGCAGGGTCGAGCGACAAGTCAAGGGCTGAACTCTTCAGACATGAGAACATGATGGTTGACGGGTCACACTCACTAAGTGCTTTGTTGTTGCTCACGAGAGCAACCATATTGCCTACAAACGTTTGTTTCTTCTCGCCGAGGACACTTGCAAGGTAATCCTGTGTTCTTGTGTTCTCAAGCATTGCATTGAATCTCTGGAGACCAGTCTGAGGTCTTTTTGCTACTTCATTTGCCATAATTACTTTTCTTTTTTAACTTTAATTGAAACGTATCCTTTTTTAATCGTTGTTTTGGTATACTCCGCAACAATTTTCTTTGTCTTGTATGGGTGTTGTTTCATCATGTCTGCGATGTACCTTTTGTGGTCAAAGGTTTTGGTTTCCGAATCATCAACCCTTGTTATCGACCACATGTCGTTCTTCACAGACTTGATGTCTTTGTCTTTCATGAACTTGTATAGTTGTTCCTTGAATGCAGCAACCTTGAGTTCACGTTCCTTTATCTCAGATAAGATGGTGGTTATTTTATTAAACTCATCCTTGACATTTGCAGGAAGGTATTCCGCATCAACTTCATCACCATCATAATACTCCGTGTAATCCTCAAGGAATGTGTCAATAATATCCATTGCACTACCGATGTCGAATAGGGTGGAAAGAGTAATCCTGTGCATTGACATCCTGTCTCCGTCAAACTCCCATTGTTCCTCATTTGAAATATCAACACCGTTTGTGTCGTAGTGTACGAGGTATACATAAACCTTCCAGTCCTTTCCGTATTTCCTTGCAAGTTCATGTGCGAGTGACCACTCTATGAACATCTGTGCTCTATATGTAGACTTGGTTGCTGTCACATCAAACTTTGTGGTCTTAACCTCATATACATAAATCGCCTTTCCATCATTGTCGATGCGAACAATGTCTGGATGACAAATCAGCTTGACATTCTTCCGTGTGTACTTCTCACTTTCCCATAGTGGGTTTGATACATACTTGACTGATGCACCACGACAAATTGTGTCATATATCTCTTGCTCGATGAAATCCCCGAATCGCATCTCTTGCGTAGACACGTTATCTTGTGGGATAAGTCCCTTGCATACCGCAAGACGTTTATACGCCGACTTTGGTATGTATTTTAGACTTGCTACTTGTTGAAGCAGCTTTCCATCGCTACCACCGAGACAACCAATCCTTGTTGACTCTATCTCTCTTTTATACTCTTCCATTATACTCTATCCAATATGTCGTTAATCTCACAATTTCTCTGCATCATATCCTTCAATAGCGACTTTGTTTCACTATCAACAATGTCACGTATCTTCACAAGTGCGTTGAGTGGAATTGCACCCAGTTCCTTGTCTCTACTGTCGATTATCGCATTACCGACAACCCATGCAAGTTCCCTTGCGATTTTTCTAATTTTTTCTTCCATAGTTATGCTTTTGTTTTTACAACATATATCTCGTTCGCATTCACGCTATTGGTTGCGAGGTATTTCCCCTTTATAACGTTCTGGAATGAGTTTATGAAACCGAATACTATAATGGTGTTCCCTTGCGTAAGTTTTACACGTTTAAGGTATTCCACAACCTTCGGTCTGAAACACAATATGTTTATTGACTGACGAGTGTATGCGCTACTGATTGCATCACCTTTTGTTTCAAGTTCGATTGTGAACCACAAGTAACGTGAGCCGTTTTGCGCAACACCTTCCTTGTAGTATGCACCCATTTTCCCTACCAGAACACATTCGTTTCTATCCATACGTTATAACAGGTTTTTTATTTTCTCTCTAAGCGCATTTATTTCACGTTCAAGCGCAGATAATCGGTTTGATGCACTACACCATGCCCGATAGTATTTATCGCGCTCAAAACGCAAGATTTTGTTCTCACGTTCAATGGTCTCCATTCGGTATTGTTCCTTTGTGCAGAACTTGCCGTTTTTTAACCTTAGTTGTTCTTGTTTGAATAACTGTTCCATTGTTTTGCAAATTTACAATTTTACTACAACATCGACAATGATTTTAACATATTTAACTCTAATCATCATCATCATCGAGCACACCATCACGAAGGAATCGTATACACTCTGGTATTGCGAGTCCGCACATGAATCCAAGAATCGCACTGTTGCATGATAAAGCAAGCAGTCCAAACAAGAGTATTTGGACTGCCATTATCGTTGCCATAAGAATGAGGCTGAAATTTTTCATTACTCGCATATAATCAATTCTTTTGCATAAGGTAAACTCTCAATCCAAGAACAGAATGCGCCCCAGTCTTCCTTTAGCTTGTGGTGTTTCCTTTGCCTGTAGATGGTTGCAAGCTGTTCGTAGTTTGTGGAGCACCGCATGAAGAGTTCTATCCCCTGCGGACAATTACTCAAGACTCGCATGAAATTCTCATAAGACGGATTCTGCGAATACTCGTCAATCATCCGTTGCGTCAAACGTCTCGCGTCATCACACACATACTTGTTGAAACATGTGTTCATGTCCATCATTATCAGACGATGGATTTTTGAATTTGAGCACACTATGTCAAGAAAACCATAACGCTGCAACTCTGGTGAAATGTAGTTCGGGTACACAATATCGAATGACACCCTTATCCCTTTTCGGAAATTAGAATGTCCACTGCCACCACCAATATTTGCGAGTTTTATTGCTCGTTTCAGAGATTCTTGAAATTCCTTTTCTGTGTAGTCTGGAATCTCAAGACGTATTGCATTCCTACACGCAATAACACTCTCCTTCAAGTCGTATACTTTCCAATTTTCAATCCTTAACATGTTTGTTTGTTTTATGTGTTTGTTGTTTTTCTATTCTTGCCAACGGCTCTTTGCCGAACTGCATCGCATCGTCGGCATCGACGGTGATGTGTGACTTCTTGTCTTCGGGTCGGTCGAGCCACAACTGGTGTCTGAGCACTTGATGTAGGTCATAGAGTATATCGGCGGTGTCGTCGTAGTGGATGCCGTGCATGGCATTCCGCTCAAGTCCCCAGTATCGGCGCTTGATTTCCCAACTCATGACCTCTGCATCGTCACGCATGTTCTGCCATCCTCCTTCCCATTCCTTGTCCATGCCGTGGCCGCCGACAGCCTCCTTGCAACGTTTCTCCCATGCAGCCTCAAATAGGTCTTGGAATGTCCAGTCCTGTCCGCAGATGAGACGGGAGAAGCGGTCGCATGCGTGGGAGAGGATTTCCACCTGCCGCTTGGTGAGGTGGAGTGTGTAGATGTGTTCTTTCTTGTTCATTACAATAACCCTTTCTCTTTAAGTATCTCAAGTATCTCAGTCAACAAATCAATAGGACTATGAGCCGTTATCCCAAAGATGGCATTGCCACGACCCTCTTCTCCATTGCCATTATAGCAGGCATAGTAGGCTATGTAGATGGAGGTCTTTTTCATCACAAAGTGATAGTCGACACCATCCACGGTAATGCAAGATGGCATCTTGTTAAGGAGGTCTAAGAAAGTGTCTTCATTTTTGCTAATTTTTGCAGAACTTGCAAGGTTTTGTTCGCCTTGCTTTTCAAGCCAAGCAATCATTTTAGGTTTAAAAGTATTTGAGTTGTCCACATAATTATTAATTATCGCAATAATACTTTTCCTTATCCTCTCATCCTCGGACTCTTTGAGTTCTGGGAAGAATCTATAAATTTGTCTTACAGCATCACAGTCTTTTGAACCACAAGATTGCAGTTCTTTTTGTGCTTTTTCAAGAGCCTTTTTGTATTTTTGTTCGTAGTCCATAATCAATTTTCTTTAATTAGTTCACCTTCGTTCCAAGCAAATGAAACTTCGCAGCAACCATCACCACAGTCAAAACCTTTATCCTTGACTGTGTAGCCATTCTCATCTTTTTCGGTGACTACACCAATTCCGCCAAATGCGTGAATTATCTTGTCACCTACTTTAAGGTTATCAAATTCTTCTCTTGTCATAGTTATTGATTTATAATTGTTATTTTTGGTTTTTCTTTATTCCTTTTAATTGCCATTTCAGCTTCACCAAGAGTTGAGTAAATGCCTGTTGTCATAGCATCTGTATTCTCAAAATTCCACCAAAATAATCCAAATATTTTCTTTTGGACTTCGTATTCTATTTGTCCATTAGGATATTCTCTTTTTAATATTCTATATTTTGCCATAATCACAACAATTTAAGTTCGTTTAATTTAATAATCATTTCGTAGCAAGCATCAACTAAACTTTCATGCCGTTCAGTAGATAGATGTATTTCCCTCTCTGCACGTTTCATATACAGTTCCACATAATAACATATTTTATGTTCATCAGCCTGTCTATGTGTCTCAACTTCTAAAGGTAAAACATCAATTAACGCAGCAAGACTCCAACAAGGAATACCTATACCACTATAAAATTTGAATGGCACATCACTATGTTTATATTGCATTTCTTCTGGCACATCTAAATTTGCTCCAGAAATTGCAACACGTTCATAAGTTTGGTCTGCCGTGTTATGAGAAAGTATCTCTGCCAATATCTTGCTTTGTTTTAAGTCTGTATATGCTTTTATACTACTCATAATAACTATCTTCAATAATAACTTTAGGTTCAGTCAAATCGGTTGATAAGTGTTCTACTTCAAACCAATCTCCAAGTGGATATACGTTTGACATGCAATGGTTTATATTCCCATCAGGTTCGCACCATATACCGTCATCGTCTGCCCAATCAAACATAGAACCCACTTTTTCATCCATTGCAGCAGTCAAAAAAGCTTCTTCCACATTATTAGCAGCAACCAATATAAGGCCACCACCATAGGACATATCACATTTGCATCCAAATACTTTCATAACTATTTCTTTTTAAGTTTTTCAAATTTCTTCTGTCCATTCGTATGGGTCAAGCTGGATAGGCTCTACTTTATCTATATTACACCAATGAGAGCCATTCTTTGAATCACCATACACGATTCCATCCTTGAAGCCAGTCACGCGCACAACTATCTTGCTTCCGTCGAAACAGTTGAAATACACAAAGGCTCCAGTCATCAATTCGTTTTCTTTCATTGTTATTCTTCTTTGTTTTGTCCACAAGTAACTTCTCCGAATTTCCCATATATAGGGTCAATAGGTTGTGGAGGCGTTTGCGTAAATGGGATATATGTCAATTGCGGTTCATTAACCACAAAATCCATTAAAAGGAAATAATCCTCCTCGTTGAACACATCATCCCCACATCTTTCGTTGAGGTTATTTAAAATTCTTATTGCTTGTTTTTGTTTGTCTGTCATCATTAATCTCCTTTCTGTGCTTTAATGTTTACCATCGTCTCTTACAGGAGTTGTCAATGCTTTCTCTATTGACCACCCAAGAACATTAAGCCTTTCCCAAAGAGCACCATAATTTATATTCATAATTTCGCTCCACTCTGTCATTGTATGCAACTCACCGTTATACTCATATTTACGAACATTTGACTTGTTATTGGCTTGTGTCCTTATGTCTGCCCATCTACAGTTAGATGGTTCATAATTTCCTCTATAATCTATTCTGTCTATTGTCAATTCATCAGAATACCCATTAGCCATAGCCCAATTATAAAAAGCCATAAAGTCATTTTTCCATTCATCACATATCGTTATTCCTTTTTCACCATATTTTTTATAACCACTTGAACTTTTTGTATAGCATCTTTCTTTCATGCCATACCATATTCCAAGAAGTCTTGATTCTCTTGCTTCTTTTGGGTATTTACTTGTTCCATTATTATTTCTATAAGTAAGAAACATTTTGTTTCTAAGACATCCGCAAGACTGTGTTCTTCCGTGAATAACCCTATCCATAGAATACTCTTTTATTTTTCCGCAATCACATTTACACAAAATACGTCTTTTATTACCAACAGGAGACACTTCCTTGATTATAGTAAGTTTCCCGTATTTCTGTCCTTCAGTTACTTCATTTCTTTTCTTCATAGTTGTTGTCATTTTTTGATTGTTGCATACCAAGTTCAAAGAAATGTTTGGCAACATTTGTCATATAGTTATATAGTGATTCTTCTTTGTGTTGTATAATGGGATTCCTCATTCTATAACGTCTGATTTCTCTGTCCAAGTCCACTTCTTTCACTTCAAGGGTGTTGAGTGCTATTAACAAGTCGTCTTTGAAATCTTGAACACTTTCAACTACGTCTGATGGTAAGAATTTATAATCTTCATTATAAATCTTCTCTATCTCAGCCACTACAGTGGTTTTGTCTATTAGTTCTTTCATTGTTGCATTGCTTTTTTAAAGTCCTCAATAAACTTCTCAATATTCGCCACCTCAAGGTCGACGGCTTGCCGCTGGTAGAGCCATTCAACGGCCTTGTCAACAGCCTTAGCATATCCTGTGTTAAACCCATTAGTTTGTCCTTTGTAGTATTCTTCCAGTAATTCGTCTTCGTATGTTTTCATTATTCCATTGCTTTTTTAAATTCTATAAGGAAATTGCTTGGGTCACTATTCTGCTGTCCCAAATAATCAAGCAAATGTTCATCAAGCCATTCAATAGCCTTGGTGATGGTGTCGTACCTGCCTTTGCTGTACTCCATTCTGAGCAGGTCAAGCATTTCTTCGTGGTTCATTCCTCACCTCCTTCCGCTGGACAGGGTTGCCATGAGTTACACAAGCTTCCAAGGCTGCACTTGCAGCAGGGAATCTCAAGGCCGCAGTGTGGCCACTGTATCTGAGGGCATCCTATACCTAAACATTTCTTACTCATGTTCACCTCCTTCCTTTGGTAGGCTAATGTCGCACCACCATTTAATGTTTGGGGTGTTCCACCCACCTTTGTCGTAGGTTTGTGGATAAAATGTTTCCACGTTCCCAGTCACAAGGCTTTTGCCAATGTATCCTTTCTTGCTTGGTCTATGTGCAAAACACACCGCTCCACTTTTGAGTAGCACGATGACTTCCTTGTCAATAGGAGGAAGGTCATCGCCTTGTGCATCGTGCCAGTGGTTAGCTTCAATTTGTTCTTCTTTTGTCATAATAAATTCTCAAGTACATATTTAAGTGCAGCTTCAACTGCTTCTTCATAAGTTTTAAAATTGGTTTCATTTTCAGAATGATAATATTTTGGTTCAGAATAATCATATTCAACTGTTTCTTTTAAATTAATTATTTGAAAAGACCATTCTAAATCAATATCATAACCTATATCACAATGTTTGTTATGCTTTTCTCTCAACCACTTCATAACCATTTGATGAGTGGGTGCTGACATTAGCTCCCACACTTCATGTCTGCTATTCCAGTCTGCATATTGTCTGCAAACCTCTGTCTTTAGCTCTCCATGTTCATAGCATGTCCTGCATTCCCAGTTAAACCCCTTCTTCTTTAGGAGTTGAGCAATCTCATAACTAACGTATGCTTCTTTTATCATTGTTTTCCCTCCAGATAGTTTATCATTTTCTGAATATTGTCTCTCAAATACTTGTCCTCGCTGACGGAAAGTACGGTCTTTAGTTCGTCAATGACAGAGGCTTCTCCAGCCAAATAGGCATTCTCCATATAGTTCTGGATAAGTGTGCCTAAGGCTGCAACGTAGTCATTTGCTCGTTGTTTGATTGTTTTCATTTTTCTCGGTTAAAGTAAAATATTACTTAACAAACTCATTAGTCTTTACGTTAAAACGCTCGTATTTTCTTGTTCCAAACCTATTTATTTCGTATGGACGTGTAAGTCTGAGCCAAATATATTCATTCGCCTTAACAGCGGCAAAGCGTTCCCTTGCAATCTTCACTGCTCTGTCCATTGAGTCTGCATCAATATAGAAGCGAATATAGGATTCCTCTTTTCTAAGGCCCAAAGAACCAAATATAGAACATGTGTCGACAACCTTGTTTCTGTCATAACTTGTTGGACGCGCCTCACAGAGTTTTACGTCTTCAACACGAAACTCAACACACCAAAGTTGTGTTTTCTTTTCCACCTCTTCGTCAAGGTTGTATTCCTCAATGTTATAATCAGTTCCGTTTTGTTCCACATAGTCAACGGCTTTTTCTTTTGTTGTGAACACAGCGTCTATTCCGTAGTCGGAATATTCTCCGCTTGTCACGATGTATATTTTCTTTTCCATAATTCTGTTATTTGTTTAATGTTGTTTTATATTGTACTACCAATTTCCAAATTACCGAATGCGTGACTACTTCTATAAATTCCAACAAACAACCGTTTAAAATAATTCAAAAGCATAGTCTCTTTGATGTCGGCATCTTCGTGTAATGTTCTGTGTGTGTTAGAGAATTGCCTTCCTATATCAATTACATATTTGCTAAACTCAAAGGTTCTTCCTTCCCTGTCAGTAAGAGTGCCATAGAACTTATCTCCATGTCTTTCTACAACAAAAGACTGAATGTGTTCGTCTATGTACTTCTGTATTTCTGATTTTGTTTCCATATTCGTTTATTATTTGTTGTTTTCTAAATCTGTTTTAAATACTCCATCTTCATAATTGTTATTGATACAGATGCTTTCTGGTACGAACCAAACACCATCGGTAGAACCGTTCTTTGGAAACAACTCCAATGCCATTACCCTTGCGCACTTCTTTGCGCGTGGACAAATTTCTCCTTTGCAATAGTAACTCATAATATTATTATTTGTTTGGCTATAAATTTGTTTGTTAGAAAAGTGACAGTTGATTCGTCTCGTTCTTGATGCGCTTGTTGGCAATATCAACATACTCTTGTGAAATCTCAAAGCCGATGTATTTTCTCCCAAGTTGTAATGCTGCAATAGCCGTTGTGCCGCTTCCCATGAAGGGGTCGAGCACTACGTCTCCTTCGTTAGTCCATGAAACGATGTGGTCAGCAGCCAATCTGACAGGGAAAGCGGCTGGATGGTATGATAGCTTCTGAGGTTGAATCTTCCAGATGTTTGTACGCTTTCCGTATTCCTTTGTCACGATTCTACGATGGTGAGTGCTTTCGCCATCTTTGTACGAACCATGAACAGAGCGTCTGTCGCTTGGTGCTTCCTTATTCTTACGGTCTTCGATAGGATTGAACTTCGTCGGATTTCCCTTGCTGAAAACGAACATGTACTCAAAGTTCTGTAAGTAGCACTTGTTTGAGCCGAGACAGCCGTTGCAAGTCTTCTCCCATATCATCGTGTCATGCAGATTGAATCCGCACTCCATGAAGTAGAGAGCCTGTCGGAACGATGTGCCTGTCTCGCTTCCGTTAAGGGTTGCGTCGTTGACATTCCAAACGACATAACCGCCGTCGGCAATCACTCGGTAGAGTTCCTTGATAATCGGCTTCCATACATGTTCGCCCCAAGTCTTATCTACGTCGTTATTGTAGGTACGGAGGTTGTCGTATGGTGGCGATGTCACCGTTAAGTCGATACACTCATCATCAAGCATTCTCATTCCTTCTACGTTGTCTTGACAATAAATCTTGTTTAACTCTAACATATTGTATTATTTAAATAGTGATAGTTGTGATGTCTCTTGTTTGAATCTTTCTTGTGCCTTGTCAAAGAAATTTTTATCAATCTCGCATCCGACGTAATCATACCCCAACCTATAAGCTGCAATTCTTGAACTGAAAGAACCTGCCATCGGGTCAAAGATGATGTCACCATTCTTTGCGTAGTTCTTAATCAACCACTCGTACAACTCCGTGGGCTTCTGTGTAGGATGAATACGCTTACCGTCTTTAGTGTCGCTTATAAACCCCATTTGCCGCAAGTGAAACATCTTCACGACCTTTGTCATGTTAGTCCAAGCAAGTTCAGCATCAGCAAACACACTCTTGTTTGTAGTCCCATTGCATTTATCCCATACGAGCCAGCATTTCGACTGAGGCAACAGATGTGTAAAGTATTGCCCCCCCCATATAATTACGCGGTCAGACACCCTTAAAAGCTCGTCAAAAAACTCTTTTTGTGGTATTTCTTTATCCCACTTTACGTCTTCAAGAGTTGGTCTGTTGTCGCAAACGCCCCAACCGTTCTTTCCTCTTGCATAACTAATGCCAAACGGAGGGTCGGCGATACAAAGTCCAAAATACTTGTCTGGCAGAGTCTTCATAAGCTCCATACAGTCGATGTTGTAAACTTCTGATTTCATATTATACTAAACTTTTTCATATCTGATAATTCTCTGACGTTTGCGCTTTGGCTTTTCTGCCTCTTTCTTTGCTTTTATCTCAGCCATTTTCTTTTCGTGTGCTTCGCGTCGTGCAAGTCTGTCAAGGTGTCTTTGCCAACATTCTTGAGAGTATTGTAAATTCTTTCGTTTTCTTTCACGAATTTCATCACGATGCTCGTAAGCCCAATCAAGTTTACTTGCTAATTCATCAAAGTTGTGGATAATATCTTCAATAGAAACGTCGTCATGTATAAATATACGTTTTTTGTATTTCTTTCGGAACTCATCATCATTTATACCGCAAATGTGTACTGCAATTTTGTACGGCAAAACAAAAAGATGACAAGAGTGCATTTCTGGAAACTTTGTCTTTGAATACTTTAAACCAAGTCTTTCAACATGATTTATAAGTTCTTTAAGTTTTTCTTCTTTAGTCATATATTATATTGTTTAAATTATTATCGTACTAAAACATTAACCGCAAAGGGTTTAAGTGTAGGGGATTTCGCAAATCATCCCCTTACCCACCGAGAAAATTAATTCAGCGGTGAGAATTGGATGATTTTGCTCTTGAAACTCCGCATTAGGGAATCGGCTTTTTCAATCGCCCCTCGGTTGGTGGTTCAAACGTCGGGTGTCAGGCTTTACAAATTTCCACTTGCGCACACGCATCCTTATTCCATCAGCGTCCGCCATTCGTGCATATATCCCATGTTCCTTTTGGCGGTTCTTTTCGTCCTACAGGGTAAACGTAAGATGACCCCGATAACCCCTGCGTTGACGGCTTTGACTCACAATATCGTATGGCTTGCACCATGTTTCTTGCTATTGTCTTAGCGAGTAAAAACAAGAAAAAGCCAGACCTTATAAAACAAGAAATCCAACTTCGGTGTGGCGTCACTTCTGTTGGAAATCGTTTTTATATTGTCTGGCTTGAGCCTTCAAATGATAATTCGTATGTCCGTTACACAAGTACGCCACCTTGTTTCACGATGCAAAGATAAGAATATTTTTTCATCCTCCAAATTTTTTGAGAGATTTTTTTCATTTTAATCCATTTCCTCGATTCTCCACCATTCAACATCGGGTTCATTAAGTCCCCAGAAGTCGATGAGGAATTTGCGAGAAACATCCTCACTTGTGGTGTATGTAGGTGTCAAAACACCATCCCTACCACGTTCCTTAATTGTTGCTTTGTAGGTTTTCATGTTAGAATTTGATTTAATGCGGTTTATTTTGCTTGTGTTCCATTTTCTCGTCATAGGTGTGTAGTTGTCCCACAAAAACAAGAAACGCGCTTACATCAGAAATTAGAAATGTCGATAACCTTTGTCTCTGTGTATTCAATCTTTCCTTTGTATCCTCGACGTGATAGTTCCTCCATAAGTTCTCTGGGTGTGAAATCATGGATGCGGAGATGTCTCGCATTCTGCACTGCGGCAGACATCTCGTCAAGTTTCTCCTCCGCTTCGCGTATTGCGTTAGCTTTGCGTTTTGCGTTTGCACACTCTGTACAAACACTCACTCTTTTCCCCCATCGGGAAAGCTTGAACATGGTCTCGTCAAGTTCACGACCACATGTTTTGCAAATAATAGTTCCCATATTAAATAAAATTAAGTTAGATGTCTGTTTATAAAATCCCGTAGTAAAACCAGATGTACACCATGATAATGATAAAGGCGAACAGCATTGTCAAGACACCTTTGATTAATTCTTTTGTTTCCATTTTTTATTTTAATATTATGTTATGTTTCTCAAGGAAGTTCTGAAACTCGTCGTATGTGCGAGCACCAACGTTCTTCAATGACTTGAACCTCTTTTCATTTCCGATATGGTCAACGATGTCTTGAATCGTAGCATCGGACTGGATTCCGTTCTTTCTCATGAAGTCTCTGATGACATTGATTAACCGCGTGGACACTCCTTCGTTCTTCATCGTGTCAAGCATTCTCTCGCCGTTCGTTGTCGATAGTGAACACTCATTCTCGCAGCTTTTAATCATCTCTTCCACGAGAGTTTGCATATCCACAATCGACTCCAGTAGTTTTTCCAATTTCTCTTTCATTGTTTTGTTGTTTTAAGTCTTCTTAATCCTTTATATATTAAGTAAAATGATATTAATATATTGACAAGAGAGATGATGTATATATCTGCGCCACTCATCTCTGTCTGCAACAAGTCTCTTTCCAATAGGTTGACAAATATATATCCGCAACATAGTTTGTTATACACACACGTCTCAATTGCAAATGATATTATCGTTATTAATATTGACGACCCTATATCGTATCTGAAATAATCTGAGATAAACCAAGATATTTCCTTGTTGAGGTATACTCCGTCATAGAATTGCACATAATCGTTCGTGGACAGAGAAATGATATTCTCTAAAAACGACACCATTATGATTGTTGTGATGACAAACGGAATAACCCGTCCCGTTTCAATCATCAACACTCTGGACTTGTGAATCAGTCTCGTATTATTTCTTTTTTATCTTCACCTTGAAACTCGGGCCGTTGTCTGGATAGACTTTCGCCTTCGCTTTCTTTATCTTAATTGTGTCTTGTTTCTCGACCATCGTCGCATCGTTCCTGTGGATGAGTTTCGCAGACTGCCTCACTCTAACCTTTACCTTCTTCCTTTTCTTTGGTTTCCCCATATTCTTTCAGTTTAACTTGCGACACGGGAGGGAGTCGAACCCACATATACTCCTCACTCGGAGTCACGTAACCATTCCGTCACCGTGTCTAACCTACGTGTGTTTCACAACACTTCAGTTTTACCTCAACATTACAACAATATCTTAACTTTGCAAAGTTATATTTTACTTTGCATACAACAAAGATTTTAACAACCTTTAAATCACATATATGATTGACTTCCGTGAAGAGATGTCTGACATATCAAGGTCGATGTAACTTGTAAGTGCGTCCGAAATCTCCTTGTTTTTCTTCATGTATTCCTCTTCAGACGTTGTGTCGCAAAGTTCTTTCAACGACCTACAGTAGTCTCTCAAAGACTTCTTGGTCGGGAAGTTGAAGACGATTATTCCGTGTCGTGCTCTCCATCTACAGGAGCGAGCGTATTCCTGTGTGTGGTCGTACTTTATGATTTCATGTCCGCAACAATACACCTCCACGGTCTCTCCCATATTGTATCCGCTTGTCGCATGCTCGTGGAAGTTGACGGTTCGGTCTACGAAGTACCCCGTCAATGAATATGGTACACCAAATGAGTGGAGTATGTCGTGTACACGTTTAAGTTCCTCATACTCTTTGAATTTCTCCACGATGTAATTGTAACTTCTATCTTCCATGTTTCTGTTTTTTCAATTGTTGTCCAATAAGTCGTTTATCTTGTCTATTAGTTCCGAAATGTCTGAGACAATCTCGTCGAGAGTCTCAATGTTTTCCTCCATCGTGCATCCCCTGTCAGACTCCTTGAGTCCGTCAGGCATGTTCTCATACACATCCGACTCGTCTTCCATTACCGACTCCAGAATGGATTGGTTGTCGACAAGACTATCTACAACCATGTTCAATCTCTTTCTTCTTTCCTTGTTCATGTGTTTGAATTTAATTACTTACGCATACCTCTACCACCCATGCGGATGAAGTCACCATTGAGGATGCAGCCGATTATTCCGATAAATACGATAATTGCCATCTTTAGTTTTTTTTAGTTTTTTATGGATTTATATGTTGCTTGTATATAGCCTCTCAGTTTGGTCTGGGACTTCTTCACGTCTGAAAAATCCCATGATTGGAACAAGTCTCTGTCTATTTCAGAGTAGTCCCTCATCATAGACAAGATTCTTGTCTTGTTGTTTCCCTTCGTACTTATCTGTCCCCAATACCAATGATATGGATTGTCGTTCTTCGTCGCTTCGGGGAATACATTGCGAAGAACTTTGAGGAATGCCTGAACGTCTCGACTGTTCTTGTGTCGACTGTTCTTCGTTTTTCCACGCTGCTCGTACTCAGTAGCTTTCTCTTCCTCTGATTTTTTTGAGATTGTAAGTTTGTATTTGTCACTTGCGCCGCCCAATTTGCAGCCTTTTGCTTTCTTGACTGCAAGTGCTTTCTTTGTGCGGTCTGATGTCAACTCTCGTTCATACTGCGCAACAGATGCGAACACGCCAAGGAGGAGGGTGTTGATTTGTGGCATGTCACAGAAGTGAATTTCTATGCCTGTGTTGATGACCTTGAAACAGAACTCCACATCTCTCGCAAGTCTGTCAAGCTTCGCAATGACCAGAGCACATCCGTTTTGTTTGCAGAAGTCGATAGCATTCAGAAGTCCCTTTCTGTCTCGGTGTGTACCGCTCTCAACATCCATGAACTGTTCTACCTTCTCTCCGTCGTTGGCTCGGATGAAGTCTTCGCAAATCTTTTGCTGAGACTCAAGGCCAAGCCCAGAACGCCCTTGTTTCTGTGTTGAGACTCGGATGTATACTGAATACTTTTTCATAGTTCGTAAGTTTCATTCCACTGTTTCTTCGTATACGGGATTGCATATCCGTTCTCGCGTTTTGCGAGACTGAACTGTTTGTCGGTGAAGAGTCGGACTGTGTAAGTCTTGTCCAACTTCTTGTCGAACTCGTTGATGAACTTGAGTGCGGCGTCCTTCGTACCGAACCATTTGCGGAAGGTCTTTGGACTCTCGTAGTTGCGCAGTGTCTCTCCGAATGCCTTGCGGTCATGTTTGGTAACCACTCCGTATGAAGGAAATAACTCTGCCCAGATAACCTTGTATGCGCTTATTGTTTCAATCGTTTTCATAATGCTAATGTTTTTATCCGTAAATTGCCTCTCCGAAAGTAATTATCTGTAGCAGGTTCTCAGCCTCTGTCAAATCAAGGTCGTACGAATCGTCGTTGATAAGGTCGAAAGCGCATTTAGCATCCCAATCGCCATTGTCAAGAGCCTTCTGAAGACCTTTCTTGATGTCTGAAAGAGTAATAGTGTAGTCCATTGTCTCATTATCAGAATCCCATGAGTGATACAATTTGCCGTGAAAATCTTCCTCGTCCTCTGCTTGTCTGTCGTATATTACTATTGACTTTCCGTTTAGCAACAACTTGGCGCACTTGTCCTCGATGCAGTCGTATTCGTCTGGGTTTGGAATTTTGCGATAGTCTCCTACGTTGTAGTCAACTCCAAAGAGTTGAGAGCCATAAAGTCCTGTTGAAAGCAGATTAACGATGTCGTCATGCGTGATTTCCGTGATTGTTGTTTTTGTTTTCATAATTGTAATGTTTTAATGTTAATACTTACTATACACACTCTCTATTTCTGTTGAGATTCTATCCAAATTCATAGTTCTGTCTACTTTGAAACAGCGAAACGCCATAGGATTCATATTGTTCGCATATCCGAAGGATGATGGTCTTACCATTATTCTCTCTGGTAAACCGAAAAGAGATATATAAACATTGAAAATCCTATATCTTTTCCATTCCTTAGTATCGAAAGCCTCTTGCAACTTTCTTTTGATTTCCTTGTTGTTCATTTTTCTAATGTTTTATGTTAATACTTTGCAAAATTAATCTTTGTCTGTTTGAAATTTATATCGTCCGTTCTCTATCGTAGTACCTCTTGGAACGAGGTCAATGTGAGGTGGAGTTTCGTAGTGTCCTATAACAAATCCGTATTCCTTGATGTATTCCGTCTCAGGATTGAACGTGAAATCGTCTACGTCGAACATCACACTGTTCTTGCAGATTACCAAGTCCCTGCTCTTGCACAGAGCCTTAACATCGTCAAGTTTCATTTCTCTGTATTGACTTGACTCACCAACAATCCATACCCATGCTCTTGTAACCATACTCAATCCATCTCGTTAACGTTAATAAAGTTTCCGTCATTGTCGTAAATCTCGCATTGAAGATTCACCCTCGCAATTCCGTCTTCATCTCTTATTGTTGCAAGAATGTTTTTGTAGTTTATATCCGCCAATCCATTCCCGTCACTTGGTTTTTCTGCGCCATAGTACAGGTTGTTGGTTCTGACAATATTGTCCACATCACTCCATTTCTGTCCGTCAAACATATTGCAAAACTCTGTATAGTCTTGCTGTCCTTTTGCCAAATAGTCCATAGTTTTAAAGTGAATTAAATTCCTGTTCCATGTAGTTATTGTTACCATTCATCCAATTGTGTGTGAGCATCATCGTCATATTGAAGTCGTACTGTCCTCGTGTGATTTTGATAATCACATAAGGATAACCGAGTCCCTTGCAACGTGATATACACCCTTCCTTGTTTCCGCTTTCAGTACCACTCTCTCGTATTGCGATGTAGTATGGCTCGTGCAGCCCTCTCATAATCTCTCGATGGAAGTCGGACAATGAATGAATCATGTCCGACACGACGAGTGGTGAACAGATGTTAGAAAATCCGTTTGCAGTTGCGGTGAGGATTTCACTGATGCGTGAGAATCCGATTTCGTTGTAAGTTTTCATTGTTGTTGTTTTTTTTTGTTGTTAATTACTTGTGTCCTATGAATGAAAGAATGGTCTCAAGGTCTCTGTCGTCGCAGACCTGCTCCAGAACATCTCTTATCGCACCTTTGTCGTTGTCGTCGATGATTGAAGCAAGGAAGTCTCCCATGTCGTCGATGTTAAGCTTCTCTTCGCATTCAGAATAGTCCCTCTGAACAATTGCGTACACGATGTAGCCGAACATCCATCTTTTGTTCACGTCTCTCCATGCCGCATTAATCTTGCGAACCAACTCTTTGTTGTGTGCGTTATACGTGTCCATGATGTCTGTGTAGTCCTCGTAAAAATCTCTGTGTTTCATTTTCGTTCTGTATTTATATATATTTATTAAACATTCTTCCGACGCGACGTCAACGGTCGTCGTGTTGAGAGTGAACACTTCTTTCCCCTTCATTCTTCGTGCGCAACGAAGTCTTCTTTGTTTAACCCTGCGCTATCGAACATGAATCCCTCTATCTTTTCAAGGTCTCCGTAGAATCCCCAACAAGAATCAGCCTCTTCCCAATCCTCATGCTCGTAACACTCATCGTCTCTGTTCGCGTTGATGTACTCCTTGTGAATCACGCTCTTAACGCAGTCCTCAACAACGTAGCCGTACACATCGTTGTCGCCCCAAGCCTCAAGTTCATTTCGCATTCCGTCGCACAGGTCGTAACAATCTTCCTTGTCCCAATATTCTTCTTTAATCCAATCCTTCAAAGCCTCGTCTTTTTCTAACCAAGCAATTCCTTCAGAGTCAGTAGAAAACTCTCTGTCGAAAGATATTTCTCCGTAGTAGCCGAAGCTGTATGACATAATCTTAACATTATCCGTAAGGCAGTTCTGGGCGCACCAATCAATAGTCTCATTCTGTACATCTCCGATGATAGTACACAAGTCTATATCGTCTTTCTTGCCGTCATAGAACTCGTTCTCGTACCATCCATTCTCAGCATTTGTTGACCAATAGTGTGATGATGTCTCGTAGAGTATGTAGCCACGCCTTGACCTGTCATATACAAGTGCGCTACCAAACTCAACCTTATCTTTCCCGATTTTCTTTCCGTTGTCGATAAGGGCGTTGATAAACTTTTCTCTATTGCAGTTGTCTCCTGTCAGAATAAGATACTCAAGTAGCTTACGAGCGTTTTCTGATTTATTCTCTCGCTCATGCTTGTCCATAATCGAGTAGTCTCTTGACCAGTCCTCGCAGTGCAATGGGAAATCCCACATATAACGAGGATTCTCTGCGTTCTCTTCATAATAGAAGGAAATTCTCTGTAAGCCGTCCTTCTTGATAAATCTCTTTACTAAATCTCTTTCCATGTTGTTAATGTTTTATGTTAATACTTTCGATTAAATAGTTTCAACCCACTCAAAGAACGCCTTCAGGAACGGATGCAGACGTGTTGCCATCATCGTCAGTCCATTGTCGTAGCCGTGTCCGCTGAGACGGAGCTGAATGAAATAGTCCATATTCTCATTAGTTGAGTAATACTCACCCATACCACACCCACTCCAGCCGAAGCAGACGGCGTTCTCCGTAGGTGCATAATACACATGCGCATCCTGCCTACGGTCGCTCAGGCAACACACACTCAGCTTCTTGTTGTAGTTGGTATAGCTCACGTTTTGCTGATTCAGCCACTCTTCAAACTTCCAGCCAAGTCTGTTCTTGTATAACGCATCCACAGTGTCCACGAAGTCGATAGCGTCTTCGTAGCACGCCTTTATCATATTCACACGCTTCCAGAAGCCGTCCTCGCGCATCTGTCGTGCATTTCTTCTCTGCTCGGCAATCATATTGCCCTGACGCTGTATCGCGTCCATGTTTCTTACTGCCATAGTTGTAATGTTATTTGTTAATACTAATTTCTTTCCATTCTCTCATACACCCGCAATGTTTGCAATAACACTCGTCACTTTCATCCCATCCAAAAGATTCTCCAGTGTTGGGATTGAACCAAGACTTCTCCATTATATTGTCTGAGCCGCAGACGGCACAAACAATCTTTACTCCATTTAATTTTTCCATAATCTATTTTGTTTAAAAGTTAATATTCAATTCAAAATGTCCGTCGGGTATCTCACGACAGCCAACAGACTAAATAGTATCAATCTAAAACATAATGCAAATTAGTAGCTGCGACCACATCAAAGTGCAGACTCTAAGGTCATCGCAGCCGAACCGTGTAGATAGTGAACGTTTATTCCTCCTCTTCCTTTTCCAGCTCAATGCCGAACCTGTCAGCCAAGTCTTCAACGGAATCCGTATAGAAGGATTCTTCTATGTCGTTCATGTCGTCATCGACTGTCTGTGCGTCAAGCGCGTCCAGAGTCTCTTCCCTGCCTATTGAAGAACGCTCAAGAAGTTCCTCAAGGGTTTCCTCTGCCTGTGTCCTCCAAAAGTAACCACGCACGTTCTTGCTGTTGTCCAAATCCCTGAATGTTATTTCCACGTTCATAGTCGTAATGTTTTAATTGTTGTTATATGTTGTAAGTTTCCTGTAACCAATTAGTAATATCATAGATGTCGATACCAAACTGCGACCATTTGTCGTAAGCAGACATACAGCCCTGCCACACCTCGCTCAACCGCTTGCGGTATTCGTACTTATCATACCCAAACTCGTCGGCGAAGTCATACTTATCCTTTGCGTTTCGGTATGCGATTCCGTCAGATAGGAAGAAGTAGAATGCGTTAATCAGCGCATCTGCTTTTAATGGACTCGCATCGTTGCAGTAGTATTCAAACTGAACTTTTGTTCCGTTGATAGTCACAAATACCCTGTAGTGGTTTTTCTCCCACTTCTCTCCCCAAGGATGAGCAACACCTTGATATTTGCTCGTCAGCTTAATTTCTGTTCCTTGATACTTAATTGTCGTTGCCATATTTACTGCTCTTTAATTTGTTCTTTGATAATTTTGCTTAACTCCTTGTAGTTTTGCCCAGCAGGGGTATTGCGCCCCTGCCAAGCCATTTCACCAAGAGCGGTCTGAATAAGTCCTACCGCCCAATCGTCCACGAATAACTTATACGTCTTCATACTGCTGCAACGATTTCGTTGTACATACGTTCCATTTCAGCATAGGCTATCTTGTGACAGCCTGCCGTGAGTATGTCGTTCTCGTAAGAACTAATCGTGTATTTGCCACTGCCCTTCGTATCAATCTGCATCTCCTTGAAGCAACTTGGATTCTCATGCCATCTGCTTACAATCTTCCACATCTTCTTGCAGACCTCCACAGGGATTCTGATATTCTTTGATGTCTCCACCTTGTCCTTGCTCAAGTTTAAGCGCAGGAGGACGTTGCCGCCGAAGAAGAAATCAGCACTTGCTGACTGACTCTCAGCTCCGTATATATCCATGTAATGCAGTCTCCACAGGTCACGATAACCTTCGACACCTCGCTCGATACATTTCTGTATCTGCGCCTGCTTGACTTTCTCTTGGTATTCCTTCTCCTTGCGCTCTTCTTTCTCCCTGCGAATACGCTCAATCTCAGCAGCACGTCTTTTAGCCTCTTTGTCAGCAAAGTATTTGTCCTGCTTGCGGATAAACTCTGCGCAGACAGCATACTCTGTCTCTGTCGTGTTCTCTCGCAGGTAGCCGTCATTGATGTACACGTCGTCGTCCCATCGGTTTGCCTTCTCCTTTTTGTGTGCCTTGATGCTATTGAGGATGCCGAGAGCCTTGCGGTTGTTGGCTACATCGTTGCACTTTGCATAGAAGTCTGCAATCCACTGTTCTTTGTCCTCACTCTTGCGGAATCCGTCATAGTCGAATGATACGCTCGTTCCAAGCCAGTAGAATCCCATGATGTACTCGCCACTGCACTCGTAGAGCACCCCGTTATCTTTGTTGATGCAGTTGTTGTAGACAACGTTCTCGCAACTACCGTTCCAAGAACTCTGCATCGGCTCGACCCCTACAATCCACTTGTATGCGTTTCTGAAGTTCTTGTTGTACTTCTCCCTGCGCTCGCTTTCGTGCTTTCTGTACTCCTTGTTGGCAAGAGCCTTGAAGTGCAGCTCAACACGCTCCTTTGCAGTCAAGGAGCGAATCTGGTCTGCTGTAAGTCCGCTATCAAGACGACCACCCCAATAACTGCTTTCATAAGGACTTGCAATACCAAGTCTCTCGCACAACTTTTCAATCTTCGCACGCTTGTCGGCTGATTTACGGAATCGTGCGCAGTAGTCCCAATACTTCTTGTATGTACCCTCGCCGAATAGTGCATCAGTAAGTACCTGCACGTTGCGCTCTCCGTCCTTGAGCATCTTGACCAACTTACGCTTGTACTTCTTTATTTCTTCGCTATTTGAGTCTGCCTTGCCAGACTTAGCCTTGAGATACTTGTTGATGCTCGTGTCCTTGTACAGAGAGCACAACTCTTCAATGTAGTCCCAAGGAGTGAAATCTACCTTCTCCAAGCCCTTCTTCTTGCCGTCCTTGATGGCTGCAATCTGGTCGTAGATACGACCGACATAGTGGTCTATCATCTGCATCCTGTGGTGCTCCTTGAAATCCTCGTCACTGAAGTTGTAGCGGCTTACAAGATTACAGTTTCTCCAACCATAGTACGAGTTACTGCCGAAGTCCAAAGGGAATACATGCACATCGTCAGGGAACAGCCCCTTGTACAACTTGTGCTTGCTGCTTGACGGACTTGTGCTGCCGTCGAAGATTGCGACCACATTCTTCTCCATGTCCAGCCACTGACCGAAAACTGTCGAATAGCTGAAATAGTTGCGACCCTCGTATCTTACGTTGCCTGCTGAGATACGTCCGTTCTTACCCTCTAACTTGTTCGCAAATCTGTGTGCGATGTCATGTCTGTTTGCCATAATTCTTAATGTTTTAAATTTTAATACTATTGTTAAAAATAAACTTGCAATTTTTAGTGTTATGCCCAATATGGCTTTGTCCACTTGTTAATATAATCATACTTTTGCTTTGGGTATGGAAGATAGTCATCCATGTATTCATGGTCAACAAGTCTGCCACTAATAAGATACCAATCAGTCATTGTGTAACCTCCTGCCAAGAATGGCATTTCAATTGGTCGCTGCGACAAAAAATGTGAAGTCGCGTTATAATCCTGCTGTGTCATATTCTGTCCTCCTATATTTAAAAACGTATATTGTTAATGCATGCCTGCTTTGCCTCCTCCATCGTGTCGAATGTAGCAAAACCGCAATGCTGGGCGGCATACCATTTGTTATTCATCTTGAAAAAAATGTCAGAGTTACAAAAGCCTCTTGCGTTATGTGTAGGAAACATTCTGAATCCGTCGCATCTGATTCCGTTGCGGATGCCATATATCCAACTTTTGCCGATTAGCTTACCCCAATCCCAACAAGTCCAATTAAACAAGTCCCAAATGGCCTCGTCTGTGAGTGGACGCTCGTTTTTCGGGGTGATGACTGTCCCAATACACGCAACTTTAATAGTGCGCTCTTCTTTTGGGATATATTTGCCATTTTTGTCGTATCTGTCTGCGAATATCTGATATACTTTTATCTTTTGTCTCATAATTCAGTCCTCCTGCTTTTGTAAACGTTCAAGTTTTGAAATATATGCTCCCAAGCGATAATATTCGTCCGAGTGGATGCGTGTGCATTTTTCTCTTACTTCGTATTTTTCGTTCATGCCTGCTCCTCCTCATCAATTACGTCGACATCAAGAATATCGTCCTGCGGATAGTCTGTCTGCGACAGGTACATACATGCGTCCATTAACGCTTGGTCTTTGTTCTCTCCGATGCCACTGCAAGTCAATACCATGCCAGTGACCAATGTGACTTTAATCACAAATGCTTTTGCTTTCATTGCTTTTTGTTTTAAAGTTGATACTAAAATCTGTCGGTCGGACGGCGTGCAGAGTGTGAACGTCGCCCAATTCTGACTTAAAAATAAAACTCTGTGAATACTTCTTTCGTGCCCTTGAAAAAATGCTCGTGGTTTGCGTCTGAAAACTTGCAGCATGAATAAGTCCTGCTGCCTTTGTCGTACTCGCCACGCACCCACACGACACTCTCCTTTACCCAGTCCTGCTCTCCGTAGTCCTTCAGCGTGAAGAACTCGCCTACTTTGAGGTCTTTAATCTGCTTTTCCATATCTCTACTATGATAATGCACGGATGCCTGCAATACAAGCACACATGTCCAAATTCTCTTTATTAATTATTAATATTAATTATTGTAGCAGGCCGACTTTCGCTGTCGGTACACCAAAGGCCACTGCTCAGATGACGCATTTAGCGTGTGTTCCGCACGACTCAGTGACGTGCCATATAGTTGAGTCCTGCGAGGCTACCAAGAACACCGCAGGACATGGCGAGGACGCAGATTGTGTACATCAGATAAACAGACTTATTGCGTCCACCATCCAATTCTTTCCAGCTTGCGACTCAGCAAAACTGCGCGAAGACACATACAACTCTGTCAAGTTACCTTCCCACTCGACATACTCAAAGTCGTCTGGTTTGTAGTCGTCACGTTCAAGACTCACACTCCACCCGCCGTGCCAATCGTGTATGCGGACTACTTTTGCGGTGTAGTTAACGCCAGTTTTAAGAATTCGCTCCCAATCCTCTCTATAAAGGTTGCCGTACTGATTAGTCGCCGAATAATACAGCGACAAGCAGTCGCCGCAATTCATCTCAACTGCCGCTGCGGTGAGGAACACCCTCACACGCCCCCATAGTTCGGACTCGTCCTTGGCGGACTTCATCTCGTCCTGCCTGTAGCGCAGGACATCGAGTGCGAGGTCGTCGTAGCCGTCTGTGAAGACGTTGCTATTGTCTGCCAACTCAGTTTCCAACTCTCTCACAATCTGTGAATACTTTTTTGTTGTCATTGTCGTATATTTTATTGGTTAAACGTATTGAGCCTGCTATCGGAGTCGAACCGACACACCTTTTCACAAAGGCGACCGTGCCTGTCCGCAGACTTGATATGTGCGCTTTGACTTTATCGCTAAAGCAGCAACGCACGAAACGAAAAGCGGTGTCGCTACACCTTGATGAAACGACACCAACGCAGCCGCCCCGTGTTGAGAGTGAACACGGCCTATCTTGTCTCGTATACAAATATCCCTGTCTCCATGTCCTTCACTTCAGTCGGCAGGCCGAACTCTGTCCTCATTTTATGAGCATAAAGCTTCGCCATCCTCAGCGTACCGAAGAAGTTAAATGTTGCACCTATTTCGTTGGATATATTCCATTTGCTCCACGAGGAAGGCCAACCTTCCTCAATGTTTTTCCGCCTCATGGCACGTATGTACATATCACGTCTCTCTCTGGCAGTCCTGCCACGTCCATTGCGCCACACCTTCTTGGCGCACATCATTTCTTCACACTTTGTCATAATCTTTTCTATTTAATTTTTTTGTTGTGCTCATGCTTTATCCCGACTTGCACTACGGACTACATATGTGCAAAAATTACACATGGTAGGTGCATTTACAACACGGGCACACGCAACACGTACGTATGCCCCTGCTGATATTCTGTATGTGAAGCAAGTGCTGGACGCCGCCCCAGCATAAACCACTACGCCGCGTATTTTGGCTTGCTACTATCCTTCCATTTGGGCTACGGCACGCCACCGCCGCTTTCCGCCATCCGCGCATTTTGCACCCACATTTGCATGCTCAAAAGCATCGACAGCAAGCAGGTACTATTATTCGCTGCTTTGTTCACGTCTGCTGTCATACGGCCGCTTGCATAAAATAAACGGCAAAGTGGCATTTTAACTGCAAATGCCAAACGCCTGCTATATCTTTCACAGGTTGTTCGCAGCCAGTCGCTAACAAAATGTCACCACACAAAATTACTTTATTGTGCCACACGGCGCCACCTGCTAACTAAAGCGTCCCTAAACTATCCGCTATCCTGCCGCCATACAAAAGCGGTTAATTCAATTGGAATAACTGCCCACACCAACAAATCGGTGCTACGGGCAGGCTATAGGGCACGCCTGTGCCTCTGCCTTTTCTTCTTTTATGGAATAATGCCAAATATCGCTTTACGCCTTGCTGCTTACTCGCTATCTGTGCCTCTGCTTAAGCGATAACACACGCTTACGCTGGCGGTGCTGATAAAAACACAACACGCAAACGGATAGTTTTTGGCAGGTTGGCGCCCACCTGGCATAGCAGGTAGGTTTTTGTTGTGGGGCGGTAGCAATCAAATGCTTACGCTCAAGGCGCCGCCCCCAGCCCCCGCTGTTAGATTACATTGGCCACACGCTCTACGAATGTTTCAGTATCGATGGCACCAACCTTTAGCGCTAATATCAGCGCCTGCTTGTGGTAGCAGGTAGGGCGCGAAATATCTGCCATATCCTTCTCGACTGCTGCCCTATATGCCAGATATGATGCTATTGCGTCCAGCGTAGGCGCAGCGGTAGCACTGCCAGATATAGGCCGATATTCATACACGCCGCCGTATAGCGTTATCAGCTCGCCGCCTTTATATGATTTGGCACGGGCGGGCACTATCTTGCAGAAGCGGCCGGCACTATCCTTTGGCAGGAGCGACAAATCGAAGCCCCGTCCGGTTATCTTATTAGCCACCTGCCAGAGGCGTTTTACATTCTCGAGCACTACGCCGTCTAATGCCGTATTTTTCTTCGCCTGCTTATTTAAGGCATGTAGCCAGAAAAGATTGCTCTTTGTCACTTCTTTCATTTCTCGCTTGGCAGCGGTAGCAACCGCCGTAAATTCATTCTTTGCCATAATTGTAAACGTTTTAGTTAATGATATTTTGTTGTTTTGTTGCATCGATTACGTTTTGTAATCTGCTGCAAAGGTAGGGACAATAAACAAAACAAAACTTTAATTTTTGATATCAAAACTTTAATTTTTGACTTAACAAATGTTAAAGTCTGTAAGCGGCTGATTTTCAGTGATTTAGCATCAAAATATTTTTTCAACAAAAATTAGAGCGTTGACTATCTGGAATTTTTGCACAAATATTGATATATTGATATATTGATATAGGAATATAGTCATATAGTTAGTTAGTTAGTTTAGCTGTTAGTATATTGTGACTATCTTACATAATATAAACGTATCATATAGTGTAATAAATACACTTAATATATTGTTTATGATATGTTATACCTATTTAATAATAGAGTAAAATATTTTGACAAATAATAAGTGTAAAAAGTACACTATTTGCAGATATTTATCTGCATTGTTCGTTTGGGAGAAATACAAAATGCTGTTTCGTTACTTTTGCGCGCGCCGCATCAAAAAATAGGGACGGGGTGGGGGTATCGCAGGAGCGGAGTAGGTTGGTGCATACGTTCCCATTTTCTTTTTTTTATTTTTTTTCTTTTTTCCTTCTAATCTTTTTTTATTTTTTGGTTTTTTTATTTTTTCTTTTGTTTACTGTGTGTTGATATTGTCTGTTGCAGTTGTTTTTTGTTATTTCTTTGTCCTTGCAATCGTTGTCCAGTCGTGTAGAATTCGTTTTAAGCGCATTTATTTGCGTTCTGTCGCGTTCAAATTGTTTTTGGGTGTAGTTGGTAGTCTTATGTGCTTTTATGCGCTTAGAAGCGAAATAAACGAGTTTTGTTTGTTTTTGTGTGTTTTTCTCTCCAGATGTTTTTTATGATTTTGTTTTTTTCTTATATAGTAATACTATAATTAATTATGATGGACTCTTGGTTATGATGTAAACGTAAAATATTTTAAGTCACAATATACAATCGATATAATATATATAATTTACATAAAAACAAAAAAACGTTAATATATGATTGAGATTAATGATAAAATATATATCTTTGCAAACTGTAATAAGATATTTACGAAAACATAGTGAGTCAATAAATCAATTAATAATTTATTATGGAAGTCAATGGTAGAGTTATTGCGGTGTTGGAGCCGCAGACGTTCAAGGGGCGCAACGGTTCTGATTTCACGAAGAACGGATTTGTGATAGAGACCTCTGGTCAGTTTTCCAAGCGTTTGAAGTTTGACGTTTTGAACACAGAGATGTGGAACAAGATACTTGTTCGTGAGGGTGCTGATGTCTCTGTGAGTTTTGATGCGGAGAGTCGTGAGTGGAATGGTCGCTGGTACACGACATTGATGTGCTGGAGGTGTGTTGTTGTCAACGGTGCGACACCGATTCCCATCGGAGGTTCTATTGCAGACGGAAATGTCGGTGGTCAGAGTGTGTCCCAGCCGCAGAGTGTGAGCAACAATAGTAGCAACGACGAGATACCGTTTTAGTCATGCGGCTGCGGAAGGGTGATAATGCTTCTCTGTCTCGCATCCGAGAGATGTTGTGTCTTGGTGTTGACATCGACATCGAGGTTACCAGAGACGGGGTTGAGTTTCGTCTTGAGGATGACGACTCTTTTAAGTTGTCGTACGACACGATGTCGGATGTTGTTGACTACATCCGTGGTCTTAGGCATTGCGGTGTCGGCGTGTTGCGTGACCGAGTTGTCGACGGACTTACCCCAGAGGAGGCGAACCGCTTCATATCATCCCTTTCATCCAAGATGGGTTACAACGACCGCGCGTTGACAATAGAGTATCTTGACAACGGAAACATTACGTTATGAACATGATGACTGTGAATAAAAAGTCTGAGATGACGGAGACGGAGAAGTTCTGTTACATTCTTGATGAGATGCGTGACGTGTTCATCCAGAAGAACTCCGACTACGGAAACAGTTTCGTGGACACCATCCGAGAGTTCGGGTATGTTGTTCCAGTTGCGAGACTGAATGACAAGCTGAATAGACTCAAGAAGATGGTTAAGGGAGACCGCATGAACATCAAGTCTGAGTCCATGCGAGACAATTTCCTCGATATTGCGAACTACTGCGTTCTTGCACTCGTGGCGATGGAGGATGAGGTGGATGAGTAAGAAGTGCGAAATTTGCTCTCTGAGAGGTTTTTCTCCGTCTTGGTGGATTAGTTACCCACAGGGGTGGTGAAATGCGCTTAGAAAGCAAATAAAACGGTTTAAATCGAATTATATGGCAAGTTTCAGTGTTATAGGGTTCATAGAATCCATAAAATATCTCCCAAATAAAGGCGGTTGCTTGGTTTTTGTGACCGAGTTCAAGAAGGGATACCGCAAGAGTGACGGAGAGATTGTTGACGACAAGTATCTTTCGTGGAAGTGCATCTACAAGCAGGGTCTTGTCAAGTACATCAACAATCATTTCAACCGAGGTATGCTTGTCGAGATAAAGGGAGAGGTTCTTCCATACTCCATTGAGCACGACAAGATAGTAGACGGTTACAGCGTGATAGGTCAGACATTGAACATGTGTTCCTTCCCACGTTCGCAGATGCGTTCGGAAGAGAAGATGATAAAGGAGTCGCAGAACACGTTTGACGAGAAACCAGACCTTGAAGGTTACAACAAGGACGATTTTTGATGTTCCATTTCATATAATTTTGTTGTTTTGTTAAATTGTTGAAACCCTCTGTCCGTCACGGATGGAGGGTTTCTTTGTAGTACGTATTAAACAACCAAAACAAAAATAAGACCTACAATTGTGCTGATTATAATTGAACGTTTCCTTTAACCTGTTCCTTTGGAGCGTCTAAGCAGTGAAATTTTATCGTACCCATGATGTAGGACTTGTCTCCACGGTCGAGTTTGATGGTTGTTGGCGCGTATGTGTCCAAGACAACGCAATGCACATACTTGTTTCCAACGTATTTTGACCGTAGCCAGACATCGGTGTTGGTCATGTAGTCCACAAACTCATCATGGACATCAAGAACATCGAAGTTTGTTTTGTCCTCTGCGTAGTTCTTTCGGATGATGAACGTGAGTTCGATGTCGGTGTTCTCCCTTATCACAACTGGGTTCTCGTTGGAGTCCTGTGTGGTGATGAGAAAATCCTCCTCTTGCTCGTCTATCCACTGTTCGGTGTATATATTCACTGGTTTTCCCTTGTTGAGCAGACCCTTTAGTTCAAGGACTGCGACACCGTCGAACATCTCAGTTATGTCTTGGAATGTCTCACTTTCGGTTTTCTTTGCGTAATATTTGCCACTTGACTTATTCATAATTTTAACTTTTTGTTAAACTGTTTTACTTTTGCGAAACAGAACCTTCCTTCTTCAACAGAGCATTTGTCGCTATACTTGAACACCGTTATGGTGCTGTCGATGTCCGTATCCTCGATGTTGAGTTCGGAGTCGTCGAAGAGATAGACCTTGACACTGTTGTACCCATCGCACACAAGACTCACCTTTGAGTGGTTGCTGATGTAGAGTATCGGACATTTCGTCTCTTGTATCACGATGTCCTTGTCCTTGGTGTGCGACACATGACACACATCCGTCTCCACTACAATTGCATTGTCGTACGGATAGTCCATGTACCATGAGTAGGTGTAGTCTGGAACGTCATCACAGTCCTTTAGGACAACTCCGTTCATGTACTCTCCAAAGTTGTTCATAGCATACTCCTTTGTTATCACACCATCAGCCATCTTTGTTGCGACATAGGGGATGCTTTGTTGTCTCATTGCGAGTCTCACGAGTTGCAGCTTGTCACCGTGACAAGAACGAATCTCGTCACGGTACTCGCTGCATAGTCCGCTTGTGTAAGCGTTTTTCAAGAAGTTGAAAAATTCCTTTTCCATATTTGTCTTCTAACTCAATAGTTCAACGTTGAATGCGCGTCCAGAGGGGTTCAAGACACCCTCAAGGATTGATTGTATCGACATCTGCACTTGATATGATGCTTGCAACTGCAAGAGTATCTGTCCGATGTTTGCGGTCTGCACATCAAGGTCGAAACCGATGATGGTGTCACGGATTTGGGTGAGGAGGTCGGTGTGGACATACTGTTGTTGGGTGTTTGCATTCCAGTATGCTTCAAGTGCTCCTGCTTGGTCTTCCGTTATTCCTTGTATACCTTGTTGCAGTGCGCTGAGATTCTTGTCCACATTACCATCTCCGTACATGATTCCAAGTGCGCCATATAGTCTTGTCAAGTCCTCGTTGATTCCCTCTGCTATGGACTTGCTTCCTATCAGGTTGCGGATTTTCTCAAGTTCATTTAATGTTATCGCAGTCCCTCCAGCGCTGTTTGCGTCTGTAATCTGGTTCACCATGTCCCAGATTGGCTGTAGCCTGTTGGCAACAAGTTTGGATGCGAGCGACTTCATTATCATTGTGTCAATCATGCTGTCAAAACTCTCTCCGAGAGACTCCATGACATCCTCGCCTTGTCTCCACGCTGACACCCAAGTTGACACAAAATTCTCAGCCGCAGACTTTATGTCACTTCCGAGGAGTGTTGTGGATATCTCATCTGTCAAATCCTGCAACTCTCGCTTTGCAGCTGCAACCTCTCCCTCAAGACTGATGATGGCATCCTCATCCCTATGCTTACCTTTTCTTGACTTCTCAAGGGCAAGCTGACGTTTGAGTTCTTCAAGTTCAAGTCTCTTGTTCTCTATCGCAGCTTTCCGTGCTGCAATCTCAGCTGATGCCATAGATTTCTCAATAGTGTGTTGCAGTTCATCATATGCTTGTTTTAACTTTTCGACTCTCCTCTTTGACTTGTCAATCTCCTTCGTGATTTTCTTGTCCTTGTGGTTTGAGATGAACGAAACAAGACCAACAATGACGGACAATGCGGCTGCTATGGCCAAAAGCCAGGGTTGAGACGATTCAAGTAAAATCATGGCTGCAACAACACCCATTATAACGGTTGTCATTATAGAAAATCCTTCACTTATTGCATCGATTGCATCAGCAGTCTCATTGTCACCGCCAGCACGGAACAACTTTGACACGGTGTCAAACAATTCTTTCACATTGTTCAGTTCGCTGGTGATTCCTTGCAATGAGGACTTTAGGTTCTCTTGCGCCTTCTTCCCTTTACCCTCTGCCTGTGCGAGTTTGACTTGTGCGTTTGCTCGTTTCTTTACTGCTGCTGCAAGAGCCTCTTGCGCCTTCTTTTGTTCAGCAGGAGTGCCATTTTTTGCAAGTCCTGCTTTTTGCTGTGCAATTTCCACATTGCGTTCGGCAATAGCAAGTTCATCTTGTGCGTCTTTGACTTCACCAGATGCTTCTGCCATTGCTTTAAGACTCCTTGCCACACCGCCAAATGGGTCACGCGTATTCAATTCGTTCTCCGCATCCTCAAGAGACTTTATAAGTGCTTTCATGGACGCTGGGTCTTCTTTAACCTTGTCCTTCAGACCTTCGAGTTTATCCATGATAAGCTGTATGGCTCTCGTGGAATTGTTTGCCATGTCTTCAAAAGTCATCGTGTACAACTCACTGTTCTTGAAATCCTCCCAATAAGCCTTTGATGTATCTGCTTTTGTTTGGTTGCCTGATGCTGTTACAAGTTTTAGCGCAATAGGATTCTTGTCCGTAACATCTTTGACTATTTCTGCAATCTGTAGGTTTATGTTGGCTAATTCCGCAGGGTCATCAGTTGCCTCAAGCCTTAATTGCAATCTAACTATTTCGCTCTTTTGGTCTTCCGTACCAAACGATTTAACTGCATTTACTTGTTGTTGAACACTGTCTTTGTATATCTTGGTCAACTTGTCTTGTAGGTTGCCATACTTTTCAATAAGACTATTTTTCCACTTTTCTGTCTCTTCCAAATCCTTTTTGCGTTTTCCGCTAATATCTTCGTATGCTTTCAGTATTGCATCGAACCATTCTTGATTAAACGAGCCAGCATCTACTTGCTCTCTAAAAGCGGTTATGTCATCACGAGTAAGACCACGCAACTCATCACCAGTGAATTGTAACGAACTATTCTTTCCTTTAAGGTATTTGTTCAGATATGTAGAATATCTGTCTGCGTATTCCTTGACTGTATGAGGTAAAGACTCTATATTTATACCCATCATGTCAGCAAACGCATTGCCTAACTCAGGGTCTGCATCCAACTCAACCGCCAACTCGTACTCGTCTTTCAACTTGTCGAGTTCACTGTTGAGACCCTTGGTAATCTTCGTGAGGTCGTATTTCTTAGCATCAACATTAAGAGACTGAATCTTGACCTCCAAGTCCTTAATCTCACTTGGTTTGGCACGGCCAGTTTCTTGGATTCTCTTTAGTTGATTCGACAACATGGTCATTATTTCAGCAGGATTGGCGACACCTGCGAACTTCTTTGGGTCAAACGCCTCGATACCCCACTTGGCAAAAACCTTGTTGATTTCCTCAACGGTTTTTTCATAACCGTTAGTCGCAAGGTTGACAGCATCTGCATGGTTCATTCCCTCCTTTGTGAGGTCTTTGTATGTGCTGCGAATCTTGTCTATCAGAGAGAGTTCCTCCTTTAGGGTCTTCTGGAGTTCAGATTCTTCTTGTCGTCTCGCAGCAGCTGCCGCACGTTCACGTTTTCTTGCGTCAGCTGCGGATTTCTTTGCGTCTTTCTGTGCTTCTTTTTCATCCTTCTTGCTAATGCCGCCTTTTGCTAACGCCTCGTCCCTCTCTTTCTGTGCCTCATCTCTCTCTTTCTGTGCACGAGTGAGTTCTTTTTGTTCGTCAGCAGTTAATGACTTTTTTTTGTTGAGCTTGTTTATACGTTTGTTAAGACGGTCGATTTCTCCATCAGCTTTGTCGATTTGTGAGTCATACTCCTTCAAGGTGTCGTATAACGACTTGTCTCCTTCTGAACTAATTACGAGAGGTATGAAAATAGACCACTTGTTCGCATTCTTCACCCAGTTGTTCAATAGGGTGAAAACATCATCTGTTGCGAGATTATGCTCCCTTGCGAATTTATTTGCGGTGGTTTCCGCGAACTCCTTCCACTTTCCCTTAGAGAAGTCGATTTTTGCGATTTCTTCCGCGTCCATACCACGGAACATCTCTCTCGTCTCGCTTATGTGTTGCTCTTTCAACCACGTTGTATATTCCTCCCAGAGCACCTTTCCTCTTCCGTTGTTTTCTGCGAAATGGACGTACTCTTCATTAAGTGCGTTGAGACGTGCTTGGATTTCAATTTTCGCATTTTCGTCCGCAGCCTTTGCTAATGCGTTCTTTTCATCCTCTATCCTTATGGATAGTGCTTTTTTAGCTGCATTCGCGCGCGCCTCTTCTGTAATCAGTTGGAGTCTGAATGCCTTTTCTGGACTTATCTGGTTCTGCTCAACAACGTTTCCGATAATCTTAGAGTACGCCTCGTTTATTTTGTCTATATCGCCGCTCCACCCCTTGAGGTTTATAAAATTGTCAATGGATTCAGTCAGCGCATCAACGTCTTTTTTAAGGGTCTCCAAGTCGTCTTGTTGGTCTTTCCAAAACTCTTTGTCGTACGAGTCTCTAAGTCCAGATTTATGGTATTCTTGATATTTCTTCAAACTTTCAACATAGTCGTCCAAATTTCCAACAAGACCATCTGCACCTTTCCACAAGTTCCACCACTTCGACCAGTCTTGCGTTATCTTAATGGTGGTGTCGTCCATCTCCTTTATCGCAGCATTTACCGCGCTAACCTTATCCAGAAGTGCGAATCCCTGTCTCAAACGTTCACTTTCATTTTGGATAGACAATAGATGTTGTACAAACTCCTCACTGTTGCGTGAACTTAACTCTATTTGTTCTCTCACATTCTCCCACGCCTTTGACGCCTCTGTCGGAGCAATGTCTCCCTTGTCAAGTTCGTTTCGCATCCTAACGTTAACATCCTCGCCAAGGAATTTTGCAAGTTCGTCGTATGTCGTCTTTGCGGAATCTCGCAAGTTCTTATTAAACTCCTCTGTTGCTTGGTTTGCGTTCCATATCGCAGACGCCAATTCGGCGAACCACATAACTGCCACCATAATCCACGTTGTCGGAGATAACAACAGCGCAGCAAGAGACTTACCCATTGTAGTCAAAACCATAGCAAGACGTTTCCCAGCGATACTTGTTAAAGTTAATGAAGCAGCGAATCTTTGAAGTGGCTTAACGCCCATCTTCAACAATGCGTTCCCAAGCAGCATTATTGCAAATCTAAGACCTACTATTGCGCCGACTTGTTTGAGGGCGTGGTCTACTTGTTTCCAGTGTAGAAACAACTTTTTCAGCAAATCGATTGAGAAAGATATTAGACCTTGAGTTTCCTTACCCATGTCGTTCAACATGTTGTTCCACGCAAGAGTAAGATTCGCAAGCCGCACCTTTAAGGTGTCTGCCATCTTTGCTTGGAAGTCAAAGAATTTTCCTCCCTCGTCCGTCATCTTGTACATAACAGACATCACAGTGTTGAAGTCGATAGTTTTCTTCTTTATGCGGTCATACACATCAGCGACACTAACCATGCGTCCCTCAAGTTCCGTGTAGTAGTCAGAAAGCTGTTTGACGAGAGGAATACCTGCGTTGGAAAACATACGCGCGTCGCGTGCATTCAAGTAGCCGTATGCTTTTATCTGTCCGAGTGCATAGGTGAGACGGTCGATTGGAATACCAACAGCAGCAGCCATATCAGCAAGTCTTCTCGTCGTATCAACAACATCCCTTGCTGCGATGTCGTATGCGGTCAACTGTTTTGCAGCGGTAGATAACTCAATAAGTGTGTACGGCGAAACCAGAGCCATCTGGGACAATTCGTTGAATATCTGTGTTCCTCTTTCTGCACTATTGATGAGGATTCCCAATGCACGCTCGTTCATCTCGTATTGAGAGCGTATGTCGATGAGATTCTTGACGAACTGAGTGCTTGCACCAACTGTGAAGTAGAACGCAAGACGGTTCTTCATATAGTTCCATGAGCGAGCAAGGGCTTTGTTCAGTTCCGTTGCTTGCTTCGTTGTGCTCATATACTTGTTTAGGTCTTTTTGCAGACGGTTGATTGCTGCATCGACTTGTTTGAGTTCTGCGATTTGTTTCGGGTCGGTAAGGTCAATTCCTCGTTTGTAGGATTGCAGTTGCCGTATCTTGTAGGTAATATCATCAAGGGTCTTTTCAGAACCGCTAAGAGCGTCTTTAAGGCTGACTGGACGTTTCATCGTTTGCTGAAACTTATCCATCTCTCTCTCTGCTTGTTGAATCTCCCTAATTAACACCTTCGCGGCGTCATCGTGAACGCCTTTTGGTAATGCGAGTAATTCCCCTTTAAGCTGTTTCACATAATTCGCAAGGTCTGAGTAAGACGATTTCGCTTTATTGATTTCGTCAACCCACTTTTCCTGCATCCCAGTTATGGTTTGCAATGCTCTTCTTACGTCACTTACGTGCTCTATTCTTATTGACGGTGTTTCGTATTTTTTCTTGGTTTTTGTCTCAACCCATCCAAGTAATTCCGCAGCTTTCTTGTCTTCCTCACTCTGCTGACGAGTTATGGTTACACCTCTTTCTCTCTCTTGATTTACTCGTTGTATTGCTTGTTCTATCTGTCCCTCCAGTGTGATACCCATTTGCAAGTTTTCCATGACAGGCATCGCTCTTCCATCGATGTTTGCTATCCCTCTGTGGAATCCCATTTGGTCTGCGGTTTGCCATTTTGCTCCAGCCCTCACTTCTGCTGCAATCCTCCGTACTTGTTCGGAATATTCTTTTGCAGCGGCAGTGGACTGTTGTGTGGATGCCGCGACTTGTTGCTGCGTGGAAACCTCTTCTCGCATAATATTCAACACCTTCTCCCGTTTTGCTCGCAACTCATCCAGTGTTCCGCCTTGCTGTTTCAGCGGGTCGGTGCTTGCAACTCTCTTCTGTTCTGCTTCAAGTTCTTTATTTTTCGCTATTAACTTATTTATCTCGTCATTTGTTTGCTGTATAGCGGCGCGGTATCCATCTTTAACACCATACCTTGAAGACGCATTTTTCTCTTCTTGTGCGAGTTGTTGCAACGAACTACGCAACTCTTGTATTTTTGCATTGTTTTGCGTAATTTGTTGTCCGAGTGCAGCGACTCTTGCGCTTTGTTCTTGAAGAAGTCTGCTTTCCTCAGTTTTAATTAACTGGGAAAGTTGTTCTGCTTGTTCCCTATACCCCTTCATAAATGCGATATACGACTCTCTTGCGGACTTGGTCGACGTTTGACCAATTTGAGGCTGTTCGGCTGTTCTTCGTTGCTGCTCTTGCAAGTCTCTCGACTTCTCTCTCAACTTGTCAAGTGCCTGTACCGCCCTGTTTATTTCAACTTGCGAGAAGATTCCTTTGTTTCTCAAATTGTCGAGCAAGAACTGAATCTCTCGTATCTTTGCATTGACTTGGTCGATGTTCCCTGTCGGCATGGACAGTGCGTTCTTCATTGCGTTTTTGAGAACGGTGTCTTGGTATTTCTGTTCTGTCGCAATTCGTTTCTGGTTAGCGGCAGCTTCTTGTTCTGCACGTTTTGTTTGTGCTTGCGCTGCTTTGTTTGCCGCTTTCTCTTCCTCCGCATACAGTCGGTTCAACTTCTTGAGTTCGTCGCTCTGACGACTCATCTCGTTGATTTTCTTCGCATCAAATGCCCATGTCTTCTCATTTGCAAGTGCATTTGTCATAGCAACACCAGCCTTCGACTGATTTAGCTTTTCTCTGAGTTGAGCAACTTTTGTCAATGCAGCAGTGTACTTGTCGAGGTCTTCTGTGGAAAACGTTTTCTTTGACGCAAAGTCGTTGACAACTTTCTGCGCCCTCTTCAACGCAACTTCAAGCTGGTCGTAGGTAAGAGCGGTCTCTTTCGTTGCAGCGGTCTCCTTCTTTTGCGCCGCAGTACGCTGCGCGGATGCGTCCACCGCAGGAGAGTTTTTTCCGCTCCCAGTTGCGCTGCCTTGCGGTGCATTCACATCAACCTTGACGCTACCAAGTTCCTTTAGCTTGTTCTTCATCGCATCGATTGACGTGTTGAAGTTGTTGACCATCTTCTGCGTACCTTCCGCAACGTGAGCGACCAGACTGTCTATCGACTTCTTTAGTTCCTCGTCGTTAAGATGACCTACTATGATTGTTGGACTATCTCCTATCGCCATGTGACTTATTGTTTTTTATTGTTAATACTCTTCTTTTTCCCTCTCTTGGTTGGTATCTCGTATTCCTCGCCCTCCTTGAGTTCTGGAATCTTCATGTTGCCGAAGAAGTTGTCGAGTTTGTTCTGCGCCTTCAGTGCTTCCGCGTAGTTGTTCCATGCTTTCTTGTCCGCACCTTGCAGGTACTTCGTGTGGGTGTTGTCGACCGCCATGAACTGTATCTGTGCGCAACTCAACTTAAACAAGTAGTCGTCCAACGTGTACTGAGGAAACGCTCTTATGAAATCTGCGGCGTCTGCAATGCCAGTGCTTCCATAAATTGTGAGGCTGTCTCCGCTGACTTCTTCTTCCGCATCAGCAGTGAATCCGTAGCCATACTCACCGATTTTTTGAGTAAAAAAAAAGCACTGAGGTCGATGGACTTGATTGCACCAAGGATGATTGCAGCCCACTCGTTTGGTTCATAAGTGGAGTTCATCACCTTCATCTTCATTTTGCTAATCCACCTCTCATTTCGTGTGACTGATTCCTCGTAGTCCTGCACGCCATCTGGAGTAAACAAATGGTTGCAAAGGATAATAGCCATCACCTCGCACATAGCATCCAAATCAGTACACAATGCGGTGACGATTTTGTTGTCGTCATCAACCATGAGTTCATCTGCTTCCTTCATGTCCATGCACAGCTTGGCGATTCTATATACACTGTAATAACGCATATCCTTAACACGATATTCCCTCCCGTCCAAAACAACCAGAGATGGAGAGTCGGTTATTATCTCCGCTATACTCCTTTTGATGTCTATCGGGAAGTCTTTCAACTCATTGTCTTCTACTTGTACTTCTTCTTCTTTCTTTTTCTTTGCCATTGTCTTCGTGAAATTAGAGTCTTCAATTAAATGTTATTGTACTCAAAGTACACACCTCCTGCGTCATTCGGACACCTTAAATGCCATGAGTTTTCAGCATACCATGTCAACCACACTTGTGCCACCATTTGAACATGAGGTTCATAACCTTGCGCAGGGTTGTAGTGAACCCTTGCGAAACAGACAGTACCATCGATTATCTTCTGGACGAACATTTCTGCTACTGATTTCTCAATCTCAGTCTGACCATTATCCAAGTAGACATCAATGATTTCAACCTTTGCGGAAGACGAACCTCCACCTCCTTCGGACGCATCTTGGAAGCCAACTATGTGTCCGTCTTCATCGTATAACTTTACCTTCGTTGCCATAAATCATTTACATTGTGTTTATAAAACTAAGGGGTGCGCATGGGATGATACCCACAACGCACCCCCACGTTCACGAAAACAAAGAATGTAGTCTCTATGCGGGTTTCGTACCGATAATCTTGTACATGTGGTCTACTGAAACCGCACTTGCACCTTCGCCAGTGGTGGTGGTGTGGTTCATAGCGGTGATGGTCACAGCGAAGTTCAGAGCACCGTCCTCATCCTTCTTGATAGTGCCGAGGGTCAGACCATCGTAGAGGTAGAGAGCGAAGTTACCACGTCCGAACTCAAGCTGCCACGAGTGGTTGGATGTGTAAGCGGTGGTAGCACCCTCATACACGTCACTTGCAACAGAACCGCCGAACAGTGCAGGGAGTTCGGAGAGGTCGTAGTTAGCCAACTCAAAGTTGAAGGTCACAGGGTTGCCATCGTAGAAGATGTCGAACGGGGTGTCATAGAACTCAGCCTCAATCTCAGTGGAATCGGGTTCATCCTGTCCAACGGTGAGACCTTTGAGAACACCCATAAGCGGAGTAGTAGCATCACCACCCACAGTACCATACTTCAGCGCAACGGCTTTTACAGTTGTTTTCTTTGCCATAATTCTTGCAGTTTAAACTATTAATACTTTTGTTAACTATTATCTTTTTCTATATTTACGATGAACGATTTTACAAAGGTGAAATAAGGATTGTTCGCATTGCTCGTCTCAATGTCATCCATCGAGAGTATCACATCGTCTTGTATGTAGTAGTCTCCAGAGGGGTTCGACACAGCACCCTTAATCACATCCGTTATTCGCTGTTCAAACATCTGGTACTTCTCCACATCAAGACGACCACGACTGATAAGAGGAACAAATGCCTCAACAAAACACCGAACGCTACCGAACGCACTGAGGTCAAACTCGCTCTCATCGACGATGTTGCCAACGTGAAGAACGATAAAACCATCCTTGGTGTCGGACTCGGTGAGTTCCTGTGGTTCGTTCATCGAGTATACGTTCTCCGTTACAGTACCGTAAAACAGACCGTACAAGTAATTGTATATCTCTATGCGTGAATCGTTGTACATTGTTACTTCAAATTCTTTTTACCGTATTTGTAGTAGTTCCTAATCTTACCCTCAAAGTCTTTATTTCGACGTTTTTCAATTGCCTTCCTCGTATAGTTACTGACTGGATGACGAAATCTAACACGAGCAGGCTTGAGTTCTTTCTTCACCACATCGAAGAATTGGGTCATTACTGCGAATTGCTTGAATCTCTGTGAATAAGGTATTCCAGAATTTCCTCCTCCACTTTTCATCATGAACCCGTTCTCCCAAAACCCCCAATATGGTGCAAGTATTGCAACAAAGACTCTCCAGCCCCTCCCCTCTCCACGATTACCGTAGCGGTTTAGGTATTCTTCCGCAAATAGTCGACCGTTGACTGGATACAAGTATCTCTCATCTGGGTCGCTCCTCCACTCGTGAAGATAAGAGTCTCTTGATGCCTTTTTCTCACGGTAGAAACCACCTTCAACAAGTTTCCCCTCATAGGAAACTCCCCAACAGAGACTGTCGAGAAGGTTTCCAGTTCTGTCCATGTGGTGTCTGGATGAGTAAGTCTGGATTTGCGCACCAATCTTCTCGATGAGTTCCTTCGCATAGTTGATTAGTCTGATATTCTGTTCAGCAATAACAGTCTTCATCATGCGGTCGAACATCGCCTTTTCGTTGAAATTGACAAGTTTGGTCTTTTCCATGTGTCACCAACTACTTCTGGTTGCGTAAATACTTACTCCCCCCAGTTGCGAGGGGTCTGCGTTGTCTACAGTTAGTTCAAAGGTCTCTCCATATCTCGTAACGGACACCTTATCTCCCTTTCTGGGAACTATCCAGTTGTCGTCCTCATCTTTGGTCAGCGGAATGGAGATGATGTAGGAAGATGTTTGCATGGTGCGACCTATTTCGTCGGTAACCATGTGCTCATCCATGACACCCTCGTAGATAACCACAACGGTGTCCTTCTGCATCCCTTTACCTGCGATGGTTCGTGTGATAGTTCCCTCGTAGGGATATTCAAGTATCTCGTCTCTCAATGTCATAACCTCTGCACGTCTACAATGGGAATGAACTTAATCTTCTTGTTCTGCGACATCTCCTCAAGCATGTCACCTCTGTCGTCCTCGTATTTGTTGTATATACGGATTGCGTATTTGATTTTGTCGTCTTGGTAGAAGTCTTGTTCTTGGCCAATGGATTTCTGATACCCATTGTGGGATTGGGACAATGAAGCAGTATTAGAAGGACTGAGAAGCACCGCAGTGAAGATGATGTCTGCGGTCATCAACTCACGTTGTTTCTTAGTAACCACACTCTCATCATACACGTCGTCACTGGGGTTGCACTCCCTGTCAAGAGCAATCTTTATGAAATTCTGCTCCTCAAAGGAATACCTCGTCGATGCTTTCAACCATTCTAATACCGTCATTGTCTCACCTTTTCTAACCTAACTTATTTACTTCAAACCTATGAAAACCTATATCAAACGCTAATCTGCTACAGAGATGTCCACACAAACGTGATACTGACTCTCGTTCAGCACGGTTGCATAACGACCGATAGCATCAGTGTGGTAGGACTTCAGCATGCCGTTCTTCGTAATCTTGTTGATAATGTAGATAAGGTTGTTCCACTTACCAATAGACCACTGAACATCGTTGTTGACCTCACCGCTGCGCATCAGCTTAACCCATTCGGGAGTAGCATGCACAACAACACCAGCCATACCCAGAGGACGGAGAACAACGGTGTTGGGCTTCCAACCACGAACGGTGTAGTAGGTGGTGATTCCCTGCACGGTCTGTTGCTCACGCACAACACGGATGGGAGAAATCTTGGAGATGCTTGAACGAGTGTAAGCAACAAGCTGCTGCCAAGTGATGGTGGAGGTGTCAAGAGCGGACTGAGAGTTGCTGATAATCACAACCTTGTCTGGTGCTTCAAGACGGATGTAGCGGTTCACCTCTGCGATGAAGAACGAGTTCTTGAGCAGAATGTTGACGATGATGTCATAGGGAATATCCCACTCAAAGGGAGTAGACTCATCGAGGTTGTTAGCAACCTTGAAATCATACTCAATCTTCTGCATCTGTGAGGGGATGTCTGCGGTTGCATCAGTCCAAACCTTTGCGCCAGCATGTTTGAAGTTGGCGGTGGGGATGTAAGCCTCTTGGTTGACACGAACACCGCTGAAACCTTGAGAAGTAGCAGTAACACCTGCAACAACACTCTGGTTGGTGGTAGTGTTGTAAGCACCACCATAGGACAGAGTCATAGCGGCCATGTTCGACAGACGGAGGTTGTGTGACTTGATAAGGTCAGCAACACCACGCTGCATTGCGGTTACAAGACTTCTGTCTTCGGGCGACATCTGAGCAAGACGAGCCTGCATCTCAAGCTTCGACATCGAGGTATCGAAAAGACCCTTGCCGTATCCGTAGATAGAACCAGTCTTCTCGCTGTATCCCTCACGGTCGAGTTGCATGGTCTCAGACAGAGGAGCCATCGGGTCGGCCATCGGAACAACACGGATGTCACGTTGACGAACCGTCCATGCAGGATTCTTCTTGGTGTCTGCAATGTCGATGTCATACTCGTTACCCTCAACTTGGAAGTGTTCAGTCCAGAAGTTGGAGTTCTCGTCAATATCGATAGTATCAACAAGTTGCTGGAGGTAACCAACACCCTCTCTATCGAAAAGTTTTGTGTAAAGTCTCTCTAAGGTCTCATCGGGAGTCCAATAGCTTTTCAGTGCATTTGCCATATTTTATTTCCTCCTTTCGTTAAATCCAAAAAATACCATCGATGTATGAACGGTTCTTGGCAAGGACATAGCTGGGCAGTGGCTGCATGCGTGCAATCCAAGCCTCCTTGTCGTGTACCGTACTGATGGAGTAGTTAGCATTCTCAATTCCGTAGCCTTCGGTGGGTAGCAGGTCTACATCTGCCTCAACAAAAGTGTTGGGGTTGGGGACAAGAACCTTTGCAGAACCAGTAGGCGATTGTGCGCTGGCGTCAGCGGCTGCATCCGATTCTACAAGAATGTCACCAACGGAAAGTGCGCCGATTGCAGCACTGATAGTAACGGTAAATTCCTCGTTGGTTGCGTCGTAGGTAACGGCGGTAACTTGTCCGTAAGCACCGCTTGTAGTTACGGCGGCGGGGGCTTTCATGAGATACATTCCCACTTCGGGAGCATCGCTAAAGCCATCACCCTTTACCTTAATCGTTGTAGCACTTGAGCCTGATGCTGTGCTTACCTCAAATGAGCGGAAGATAAGACAACCCTCGGCAGGAGTATACTGCACAAGCTGTGCTGCCCACAAATGCCCAAAGCCTTTGTTTGGGTTAAGGATTGTGCCACCAAGGAGAACATTCTTGCGGTTCTCGCCGTTGCTATCCTTCACCCAAACCCATTTGCCGCCACGAACCTTTCGTGCGGTTTCGTAAAAATACGCTAAGTTTGTTACTTGTGACATAATTTAAATTTTAAACGTTAAACTTTAATTCTCTTCAACGAAGACATCACCTCATCATCTCTTTTTTGAATCTGTTTCGGTGCGAGCGGCTTAATGTCTCCGATTGAGTCCTTGAAGATTTCTTGGAATCGTGCAACCATCGACTTAGCTTGCTCATTGTCCTCTTTGTCAAGCACCACATCAACACCTTTTGCGAAAGCCTCAAAAGACTTGTGCAGGTCTTGTCTGATGCTACCCTTGGCAATCTTAACAACCTCTTTGAACTTGTTTTTCTTCGCTTCCTCATCCTTGAATCGTTTGAGTTCGTTCAACTGTTCTTGAATCTCCTCAGACAACTCCGTTTCTTGCGGTGCGGTCTTTGGTTGAGTGGTGCGTTTGCCAAGTTTCTTATTCAACTCTGCGATTTGACGCTTGTAGTCCTCCTCCTTGGTCTCAAATGCTTTCTGCTTTGAGGTAACACCCTTTGAAGTTGCGCTGAATGCGGTGTTGAGATTGAAGTGCAAGTCCTCAATCATCGCCTCATCATCCAGTTGTGCTTCGGGGTACTTCTTAGCAAAAAAATCTGAAAACATGTCCTTGAACTCTTGGGTTAGCGTCTCTTCTGTGTAGCCTTTCTCACTACAATACTCGTTTGCTTTCTGCAAAACCTCTTCTTTCGTCATAGTTTTCTCCTAAGATTTTTGATTAAATTGAATAAAATTTCATGCAAATAAAATGGTAATTTTTGTAATACACATTTCTTATATACATTGTTTAATGTTAAAATAAACTTTTTTAAAATACTTTGAATCACGGTTCACAAAGAAAAGGTGTCAATGGTGTTAATTTTGCAATTGGTTAATAGTTAAATAGTTAGATGTCAAGCAGAAACAAAGACAAGGTTTTATCTCCACTTGCGGATGGAAATCAGAAGTATGCAATACGTTCAAATGCTGATATTGTATGCTTTACTGGCAACACAGGAGGAGGAAAGTCATACGCATTGTATTATGCGCCAATGGAGTACCTTGCAATGAATGACAATGCGAAGATTGTTTGCTTTATGCGAAACATCTCCGACTTCTGGGGTGCAGGAAAAGTCAACGACACGTTGAAGAAAATGTACCCACTTATCGACCGCTCGGTGAAGAAACAACCCAGAGACCCAATCGGTGAGATTATCAGAACCCCCACCGACATGGGTATGAAACTACATAATGGAAGTGAAATAAAATTCCAACAGCTTGACAACGAGAGTCCCATTGTTATTGAGAAGATTGCCAAGGGTCTGCAAGCGAAGAAACTTATTTTCGATGAATGCAACAAATTTAACTGGAGGACGATTACCGCTTTTATGCCTCGTCTTCGCAGCGACTCAAGTGGCAAGGCTCAGATATTTCTCGCACAGAACCCAGAGCGTGAGTGTTTCTTGCGCAAACTGTGTGGGAAAGGGGAACATGGAGGTGGGTGGATTAATGATGACGGCTCTGTTGACAAGTCTATGGATGGGGTTGTGATGTACTTCAACATGGAGGAGGGTGACTTGGAAAAGACCTACTTCGGGAGAACCAAAAAGGAGGTTTACGAAAAGTGCAAAGACCACATCGACTCTCTTCTTGCGGTAGACCCAGATATGTCATACGAGGACTTTATCTTGTCTATGGTGTTCTACACATTCGATGTGAGAGACAACAAGAAGATGTTGTCCAAAAACAAATCCTATCGTGGTCTTGCCGCAAACTCTTCCACTGCACTCTCTTCCTACAATGCAAACTGGAACTACTCTATTACTGATGATGAGGATGACTCTATTGAGGACTTGTCAAAAGTTCAAGTTTCGCAGATGGACATAGAGAGGATGTTCCGTCCTGCCGAGATTCCACACGACAGTGTTTGCGAGAAACGTTTTATGACGATGGATATGGCAACCACTGGTTTCGACAACCTCATCTTCATGTATTGGGAGAAATGGTCTAAGTTTGGATTCCTTTGCAGAGACATCAAGTATAGCATGCAGAACACAAACCGAGAGGCGGTAATGATGGCAATCAAATTCCGTGAGACCCACAACTTGCTTGAGAAAGACATGATACTTGATGTGCAAGGATTCGGATTCCTCAAGGACTGCTTTCCAAGGTCGATTACTTTCTCTGGCGCAGGTACTGCATCCAATCGTGGAAAAGCACAATTCAAGACCATGAAGGACGAGGCTGGACATATTGCTCTTGAGATGATTAAGAGCGGCCTTGTACACTTTGACCCACAACTTGCAAATATGCACTACAATCACAAACACATGAGAAGAGAGGGCGGTACTACAATTCTCCGTCACATGTTGTTTGAGAGTAGGATATTCCAGTTCAATAGGACTCCAAATGGCAGGATAGCGATGTTGGGAAAGGAGCAGATGAAGCCGATGTTGAAAGGCATGTCTCCAGACTTGACAGACAATATAATCCTTGCTTGTGGTGGTATGGTCTACGATTGTTACCGAATGTTGCGAGATGATTCTGGCATGATGCGCAAACGTGCGAATGCAGAAGACATGCTCGCTCTTCTCAACGTGAATGCAGATGTCGATGGAAATGACCCCATGAGTTTTGCGAGACCAAAGAAGAAAATAAGAAATGCGAGTGAAATACTAAAAGTTTTAAGTTCAATATGATAAGAGAAAGAGACATACATTGGTTCTTGGATAAACCCACAAGACTGTTGCAGATGAGACCTTTCACGAGGGGAGGAAAGATGAACTCGCATGGATATGAGGCATCTGAGATTCTCAACAACAACATGATTGAGACTGGGTTTGCGAACTTGCGACTGAAACCAATTTCGCAAGACACATACATCACGGAGTATCGTCCCGACCTCCATCATATCATTCTCAACCAGACAATTCCACACATTCAGATTGTGCTTGACGGATGTGCGTTGCCGAGTGGTATGATGGAGATGACACAAACCGCATCGTTCCAAAAGTTGATTCATTCCGCTCATGTAAGAAACCTCACTGCGAATCCGATTGAGTTCAACCTTTGCAATGAAGAGCCTGATGATGATGAGAGGAAGACATTCAGCATCATCAAGCAAGAGTGGTTGTGGAGAGACCGAGAGTGGAACAAGTATCAAGCAATAAACACATGTAAGCAACTTGGCAATTGCGGTGTATTGTTTAGTTTCGACAAGTATACCCAAACATATAACGTAACCAATTACTCATACGAGGACGGTTACCAAATCATCCCCAACTATGATGAGTATGGGATTGAGATAGCAAGGTCGCTCGCATACCAAGTTGACGAGAATATTGTAATAGATACCTATGATGCAACAAAACACTATAGGTGCGTACAGACCGCAAATGGTTGGGAGATACAAAGCGAGAAACACGGTTTCAGTCGTTGTCCTCTTCTCCACAAGAGAGGAAAAGTCGCATGGGAGTATGCGGAGAGTACCATCGAGATGTGGGAACTCATGGCGAACATCCAAGACATTGCACTGAAACGTTTCGGTACGTTTGCACTCGTCTTTACTGGTGAGATGGACACTGATTCTTTCAAGCGAGACTCGTCCACACTAATCATAAACCTGTCAAGTGACACAACGAACGGAAAGCAAGATGCAAAAGTTCTTGACTTCCCAGAACCACAGACGATGGATGGCTATTTGAAGACATTGGAGGAGAAAATATCCTTGTTCTCCTCGACATCGTTCATAACCCCTAAAGACATCACTACTTCAAATAGTGGTGGTAACGGCATTGCACTTGCTATGTCAAATGACTACTCCCTTGCAGTACAATCATCAATAGACTGGCAGAGATTCATCAACGACATGGTGTACTTACACCAAGAGGGACTTGATTTGGAGAACAACGGAGTGAGCAAATATGCAAAGGTGCGCATCGGTGCAAAGATTATACCTTGGTCACTTGAAACCACCAACACAAAGCTGCTCAACCTTACGATGGAAGCACCTTACCTGTCCACGCAGACTGTTATCGAGAGATGTCCCGATGCTGCTCCCGATGAATTGGAGAGGATTATTGCAGAGAGAGGAAGTCTTATCACAAGGAACGACAAGACGGTTGATTCAGCAGCAGAAACCGCAAACAGCATGGCAACCAACCGCAATGACATAGTTCGCGACAATGAAGATAAGATAGTAGTTGAACCAGCACAAATTAATCCGTAAAAGATATGGGATGGAGTGATTTGATTTTGTCGCTGCTCACTATTTTAGCAGGTGGTGGATGGTTTCTTACATACCGTGCCTACAAGCGGAAAAATGAAGGAGAGGCAGCGCAGGCTGAAGCCGAAGGGTGGAAAGCACAACAAGATGTATATCAGCAAACGATAGAGGACTTGAAACAATCATGTTCCTATATCCGTGATGACAGAAATCTTTTGAGAGAGGAGAATAAGAAGTTGCGTGATGAGAACAATCAGTTGCGTGACAAGTACAACGAACTTGAGCGACAAATCATTGATTTGCGGAAAGAACTTGCACGGCAAGAACGGAAGTTGGAGAGTGTTATCCCTTTTGTGTGCGGCCTTGCAGGGTGCGCCAATAGAACCCATGTTGAGTTTCAAGAGTCAATAACAGATAAAGACCATGCGGACAATATATAAAGGATGTAGAGGCGATGATGTAAAAATCTTGCAGAGAGCATTACATCTGTTTGTCGATGGCATATTTGGTGCATTGACCGAAGAGGCCGTTAAGGATTTCCAAAAAGAGAATGGTATTGTTGCTGATGGCATTGTTGGTCAGCAGACGTGGTCGAAACTTTTGGGGAAGGACTCTTACGACAAGAATCAGCTTGAAAAATCGAAGAGGTTTATCAACGAGATAATCGTGCATTGCACTGCGACACCAGAGGGAAAGGATTTCACTGTTGATGATGTCACAAGATGGCATATCAAACGTGGTTTCTCAACCATTGGGTATCATTATCTGATATACCGTGATGGAAGCGTGCATAAAGGACGTGACATCAATGTAAGTGGTGCTCACTGCACTGGACACAACAGAAACTCCATTGGAGTGTGTTATGTCGGTGGTTGCGCACCTAATAGCACCTCCCCAAAGGATACAAGGACAGATGCTCAAAAAACGGCTCTTGTTGATTTGCTTCGCAAGTTGCGAGTGCTTTACCCACAAGCAAAGATTCATGGTCATAGGGACTTTGCAAACAAGGCTTGTCCGTCATTTGATGCAACGAAGGAATATAGAAATATATGATGCGTATGAGAAAGATACTGTTTTTGATAATGTGTTGTTCATTCTTCTCTTGTGCAACGAAACGCAAGATTGAGTACATAGACCGAGATGTTGTTAGGTATGAGACAAAATACCAACATGACACACTGTTAACCAACATCCATGACAGTATCTTTCACACAATATACCAGAAAGGTGACACTGTTTACGACATAAAATACAAATACAAAATCCAATATAGAGACAAGGTTGTATCACGATATGATACAATATACAAAGACAGCATACAGACCGTCTTTAAGGAAATAACCACCGAAAAGAAAGTTATTCCTAATTGGTGCTACTATTCCTTGGTGTGTTGGGTTTTAATTATTATATTTGCAATCATAAAAGTTAGACAATGGATAGTTTAGGACTGAACAAGAAGTTCCCGATACTTGACAAGGATGGGAATCCTTTCCATGACTTGGTGTTGCACAAAGCATCAGTGGAGAGCGTTGTCATGTCTTTAGGGGACAAGATTGTTGGCGATGTCTACTATAAGAACAACATGCTTGATGTTACTATGGAAGAGTATGTTGAGTATGATGGGGTTAAGTATATGCTTGTCAATCCGCCGACAATAGTCAAGGAGGGTGTTGTGTCCAACAACTCAGACTTGAATGGCATGACAAAATACTCATTTGAGTTCTACCATCCGATGTACTGGTTGAATGACTATCCTTTTGTTGATGTTGCGACAAGTAGGGATGATAACAGATACTTGTCCGAGAGCAAGACTTTTACTTGGATTGGATTGCCCGATGACTACATCGAGAAACTGAACAAGAACTTGGAAGGTACACTCTGGGTTGTCGAGAAGAGTGAGAGATTCCCAGAGGACAAGGAGACGCAACTTAGTGAGGTTCTTAGTTTCGACAACAGCACTATCGCAGATGCGCTCAAGACGTTCTATGAGACATGGGGCATTCCATACGTTATCGAAAAGATAGAGGGTGATGCAAGTCTTTATGTAAAGGGGAAGAGGTTTAAGGTTGTTCTTGGTTTGCCGTCAAGTGAGATTTATGATGCAAACATGGCAAACTGGACTTCGATGGAGGTCTCCGTGAAGGGTGTGGATGACATCTACTACAGCCAGACAAGAATAACAGTCCCTGCGAACAAAAGATTGCTTGTTGACTCACTTACGGATGGATTTCTTCCTGTTATAATGGAGGATGTTCATGGTACTGTTATAGGTACTACAAGTATCTCATTCACCACCACCACAAATGTGTTGCTTGGACTGCAAGGGAGTAGCGGTATAGTTCGTTACTACATCTACAATGGCAGTGAGGACACATACACATTTAAGTGTGGTAAAGGTGTGGGATTGAAGAACAACTCTCGCACACCGAGAAACAACAAGATTGTTACACGAATAGCAGGATATGGTAGTGAGGACAATATACCCTACGGCTATCCTCAAGTAATATGGTATGGAGACCCTAATGCAATTTGCACCATTGGTGATTCAGTTGGTGTAAAGACCAATGTTACCATCAACGGAAAGACATTTGCGTATGCGATGTCCTATCCTCTTTATGATGGTATTGTTGGCGGACAATGGGTTAAACTAATCAAACATCCTTTTACAAGACACCACTTGATGCCTCTTGTGTATTCGGAGTGTTTGTTCAACAAGGTTAGCCCATACAAGAGTGACGGAACACCGAACTATGATTTCGACCCAGACACGACACTTGTTGATTACTATGATGCAATACCAACAGTGGAGCATCCATACCCCAACCCCATCAATGAGAAAGCACCGTCTTATGAAATCCATCAGTTTGAGGATATAAAACCCAAACTTGACACAGACACTGCGTTAAGAGCAGATGCAGTCCCTGTGAAGAATGACACCACCGAGGACACTGCATGGGATGACTCACAAGATGGTGATGGAAACTATCTGCAAAGCTATTTCAAGTTGTTCCTTCCGCAACTCACATTCGACTTGTATGCGTGTGCTGCAATCACGCAAGAGATGAATATCATTATGCGTAGTGGTGCTTGTCTTGGGTGTAAATTCCCGATACAAGTAGACTGGGAGGACTACAAGAAGAATTTCTACGACGAAGACGGAAACTTTGCGCCTTATGGTTCGCAAAGAAACTATGATAAGTACCCCGACTCTTCACAGACAACGATAGATGTTATCGCGCAGAAAGAGTATGAAACATTTGGGGTTATAATGCCAAACATATACCAACAGCCCAAATCTGGAGACAAATTTGTTATCACTGGTATTTCCCTTCCGTTGTCTTACATACATGACGCAGAGGAAGAACTTAGTGATGCAATGCAAGGGTATATGATGGAGAACAACATATACTACTATGACTACCCACTAAAGTTTGATGAGTATTTCCTTGCAACCAATACACATATACTTAGACAACTCAAACCGCACAATGTTGTTAGGTTTATGTTTGCAGGGGAGACTCTTGAACTATACATAAAGGACATTGCAATAAAATACGGAGAATCTCCACTTCCGCAGTATAATATTACACTAACCGACAACATAGAGGTGGTACTCAACCAGATAGGACAAGTCGTTGACAATGTTGATAAGCTATCCTCTTTGGTTGCGATACTTAGACAAAGCTATGGTCGGAACGTGTGGTCGGAAATATCAAAGAAACTCTCAAAGGTAAGCAATGACACCGCAGCAGGAATCATCACATTCTTACAAGGTATCATCTTTGGTAGTGGTGGTTATGGAATCACCGATGATGGTGATGCGACACTAAGCAGTGTTGTTAGCGACAACTTTATTCCCGACAATTTCCTTGGCTCTGGTTGGGGTGCTTGGTTGGATGAGAATGGAATCTCCACATTTGAGGTTGACAATCTCAATGTCCGTATGAAAGCAATATTCAACGAACTTGAGATAAGGAAGGTGAGCAGTTCTGGTGGAAACCTCTTGTTCACCTCCGCAGGGTCGAAGATACAGAAAGTAGTTCCCGTTGATGCGAACGGAAATGAGACCACAATAGCCAATGCAGTTGCTTTCCGATGTGACTTGTTTTCAGATGACGGAACGACTGCAACAATGAATGATTGGATGGTTGGTGACCAAGCAAGATGCCAGCAATTCAACATCAAAGAGGGAAAGTATCAGAATGTCTCAAATCGGTCATATTGGAGAAAGGTTATTGCAACCGAAGAGCGGTATGATGAAGAGGGCAAACTGATAAACTCCGTCATTCTTGCAAAGAACTCAAGCGGAACATACAAGGGTAACTCATTCACAAAAGGAACAAGCACAATGTTGTCAGATTACCCACAAGACAATGACACCATAGTCCAATTGGGTAACCAGACCAATGCGTCAAGACAGAATGCGATAGAGTTGGTTGCAAATGGAGAAAATGCACCTGCGCTCTTGAAGTATCACGGAATTAATGACTACACTCTTGATGGAAAGTTAATCCAAGGTGAGTATTATGACACAGTACATCATGTGTTCTACTCAAAGACCTATGGCAATTGGTATGTTGGAGCGAGGGAAAGTGATGCGGACGGAGGTTACGCAAAATATGACGAGGAAACAAGAACATTCTCAGTAAAAGGTAAACTTGAAGTAGGTTCAACCCTTGATGATGGCCGTGATGTCAACGCACTTGGAACGAGTCGTGGGAACTTGTTGAAGAACACTGGCTTTACTGGAGATTATGAAAGTGTTGATGAGGAAGACGGAGAACTTGCGATAGACGAGTCAACTCCGATATATTCCAACCCTCTCAAATACTGGGATGCCACCAACGTGGAAGTCATAGCCGACACCGACTCTGCAAGCGGCTACTCTGCAAAACTTGGTGTGCTCTCGCAGACCGTTGACGGAGGATGGAAGGAGGGAGAGTGGTATATGCTTTCCCTCAGAGCCGCACAAGGCACACTTACCATTGAGGCAGGTGGAGAGGTCAAAGTGGCCACCTTGACCGACTGGGAGCGGATAGACTTCCCCTTCCAAGCATCGACCACTGACGGGGTGGTGCGGTTCAGCGGCACGGCGAAGGTCTGCGAGATAATGCTTACGGCTGGCAACCTGCCCACCGAGTGGCACAAGGCTTCGACCGACAACGACAAGTCAATGGCCGAGTTTTTCGGTCTTGACTACTTACGTAAGGCCATTACGGACGCAACCACCAACATCATCGGCGGTCTGATTATGACACAGATTTTGAAGGTGGGCAACTACCGAGGAGGCCAAATGAGTCAAGAGACTGGCGGCATGAGCGGTGCTTACAACGATGACAAGTCTCCCTTCCTTTGGGGCGGCGGCACGATGGAGGATGCTATCTATACCATCATGAAGTATGCAAAGAACCCTGCCTACCAACCCACCGAGGAGGAGGTGAGCAGGATGGCGAAGTTCGTGGTGACTCATGGTGGCAGAGCGATACTCAACGACATCGTGCTGAGAGGTTACATCTATGCCTTGGGCGGTGTGTTCAATGGAACTGTCTATGCGCATGATGGAGTCTTCACGGGTTTCATCGGCAAGAAGAAGACCACAGTCACACCGAGCAATATTGAGCAATATTCAACCCGTGTCATCGAGCCAATATCTGGAGATGAGTATTATCAACTCAACATCGAGAAGACTGGTTCTTGGATAGAAGTTCGTGACTTTACCGACTATGATGTTGTGCTGCGAATACCCTATACCTATGGAGGAACTACAAGCGACACCGCAAGGGCATTGGTAGGCAACTCTGTCTTGCTCTACAACTATTGCTCCGACTCACAAGTAAACCTTGAAATGGTTGGAAACTACCATCACGACGATGGTCAAAGTGCGTCCTCTTTCCTTGTCCGAGTAGGTCATTGTGCGTACATGGAATGCAAATGCGGTGCGGACACCAACGGGAAAGAGGAAATCTATTGGAGTTTTGTGCTATCAGAAGTGTCAGACTATAATTCATAAAACATATACATGGAAAATTACAACGAGATACCGAAGACTGGAACGATTGGTGGGATGGTGGACAACATCAACGCCAACTTCCAACTCACGAAGGAGATGTTGGAGAGACTGGAGGTGACGAAAGACCATGCCGTGGGACTCTTCTCCACACTTGCGACATTGCAAGCAGCCTATCCATCACCCGAAGTTGGTGACTGGGCACTGGTGGGTGACACCACACCTTTTGCCATCTACAAGTGTACCACGGCGGGTACATGGAGCGACACTGGAGGCACTTACGACGGAGGAACTATCGACCTTTCCGACTATGTAAAGCAGGCGCAGTTTGCAGAACTTGCCGCAGATGTCGCAGGGGGATGCGCAAGAATCTCCCTTGCTGGTGCGGCCCTTTCCTTGGTGTCGGTGAGATTCTATGGAGTGTGTGCAGGACATACCTATCGTCTGTACATCCAAAGACCTTCCGTAGACATGACTGGAGTTACCTACACAACGTCTGGTTATGCAATGCTGGAAATCACCCGTAGGGACAAGAGTGGAAACAAAATGCCGAGCGAAACCGATGTCGTGAAAGTCGGTTGCAACAAGAAGTCGGAGCCTCTTGCCGCCTACTACGACATCAAAATTGATGCCTCCATGACCGAGATTGACAACATACAAGTTGCCATGAGAGCGGCAACGGGGTGGGTGCAGTGGTTTCAATTGGAGGACATTACCGAAAGCGCCAACGACAAAGGCTACATTCCAAACATCTCGTTGATAGGCACTGGCAATGACATCGCCTATTCTGCATTTTATAAGGGAGTGAAAGGTGGTCGGAAATACCGCATTCTCATCAAGACCCCAAACATCGACATGAGCGGTGTGACCAACACCAACTCACGGCTCATCATCTACCTCGTCAACCTCGCCACAATGGTGGTGGACACCACCTCGCAGATTGTCAGATGGAACAAGGCGGACACACTGCCCGACTACTACGATTTGGAAGTCCCCGACGACGGCATCAATTATGCGCTGCATTATTGCATGAGGGCCACCGCTGGCGCAGAGCAGATATTGGAAGTCATCGACATGACCGACTTCGGAGAGGGAGGCGGCGGAGGCGGTGATGAGGGCGGAGTTCCCGACATGATGTCTGTGAGCGGCTCAACGGACAGAAATGCCATGTACAACACTGGCTACACGGCTAAGGCTTTTACCAATGGTCACACCTATCGGGTGTATCTGTCCGATGCACATTTAGAGCTCATAGACCCTGCCCCAGGCAGCACATGGGACATCTTCAACATCATCCTCGCTCCCGAGCATGACGGCTCGATGCCGCCTGATTCTGGCGACAGTTCATGGGAGGGAAGGTCTATCTTCCTTAAAGTGGCCTACAACCAAAGACCCCTGCAACCCTATTACGATTTCCCGATTCCAGATGACGGGCAGAAGTGGCATGTAAGATTCAGCGGCCGATGCGGCAGCACCATGACCTTTTCCTTTGAAGACCTCACCGAGGGCGAGGAGGACACCGCAAGCGGCACGGGCGGCACTTCCATGCTCTCGCTCATTCAAGGCAACATCGACCAAAACGGCAAGGCGGACAATGCGACCGACTATGTACACACATCGCCCATCGCAGGAGGCAGGGGCTTCTTCCTCTTGCTCAACGAGGGATATGAGATACATGACATCAGACTCTTTACCTCTGACGGCACACTCATCTGCCATTCCTACCTCCCCCTTGCGGTGAACTGCTCCCCCTCTTCCGTCTACAAGAGAGAGAGCGGACTGCGGTGCTACTACGGCAATATGTCCATGCCGCAGGGGTATTATATGTCCGTCATCATCACCAAGGTCAGCACAACGGGCGGTACGAGGAGCGAAATAACACCGCAAGACAAGGCGGTGATGGAGTTCACCTACATGGACAACCCACATCTCCACTACACCAGCCCTACGGCAGAACCTTGGGTTGGAACGCAGACGCAGTACGATGCCCTCACAGCCGCCCAAAAGGCATCGCTCGACTGCATCATCGTGGAAGGTGACACGACGGTGTCCTACATTCCGAGGAACAAGGCTGGTTATGTGCGTGAGCGGTACAAGCAGCTTACCAATGTGGTATGGACACCGAAGGCGGCAGTACCTGTGTCGCAAGGGGCAAGCACATGGCCTAACTACCTCTACCTTGAAGGCGAATCAAGAATTGGAACACCTTACAGCGAGGTTGCGCAATTTGAAAAATACATTGGAGTTCATGTCAGCCTCTATACCTTCCTCACAGCCGTCCACAACAAGCGGAGTGTTCTCTATACGGAAGACCTTAACAAAAGAACCTCCTCCTACGGGTACATCTACGGCTCTCCGTCTTGGGTGGCGGGTCTGTTAGCACCTTTTTACGGGTGTGTGTGTAGCGGTCTGACCTGCCATGCGCTCGACTTGAAGAGCATCTACACGGCTGCTCTCTACAATCCAACAAGGTCTGACAAAGTGCCTAACTTTGAATCAGTGGAGGTCGACTTCGAAAACCTCATGCCGCTCGACATTATCGCCTACAAGACCCATGTTTCGATGTGCTCTGATGTGATTTATGACGATGACGGCAACCGAAAGTTCATCGTGTGGACTGAGCAGACAAGGCCAGTAGCCATGTCCTCGCCCATGACAAAGGAAATCTTCGATGCAAGAGTGGCGGCGGTCAATGCCGACTCGTCAAGAGGGCCAGTCTACATTATGCGTTTCACTGGATGGGACAATGTAAGCAAGGCAATGGAAGAGCCTGTTCAGACTGACCTTGCCGACCTGCCGAGGAACATTGATTATGTCGATGAAATCTGCACGCACCTTGGCGACAAGCCGAGTGTTGGCTTGAATGACATTCTCTATCTGAATTGTTTCCGCAACAGTAAGTACACCTCATGCGTCATCGAGAAGTCGACCGACCATGGCGCAACGTGGAGCGCATTCTCAACCGTTAACATCTCCTCTCTCGCTGCCGACACCCTCTATCCCGAAGATGGGGAAGACTGGGTGAGAGTGGATTTGTGCGCTACGAAGACCTACGGAATGTATAGGGCGCATTTGGAAGGAGGCGGTTCGACAAGCGGCTACACCCACTGGGAAGTTATTGACAACACTGCAAGCATCATCAAAGAGTCTGGTGCGACTAATGCGACTATTTCCTTCGCCAATGACTACTGCAATCCCTACCTTGTCCAAAGATGCCGAAGAGCCAATGCCTATCTGCCGTATGGTGAGGCGAGATACCCGACCGTGCTTGAAAATGGTACTGGCAAAATGAGTGTGGATTGGGTGTACAGCGAGAGTCTCGACACCTGCGCCCGAATCTTCTGGAGAGGTGACTACGGAGTGGTATTCGCAGATGTAGAACTTCCGAAATCGTAAACTATGGCAAGAATAATCAAAGGGCGGCAGATGACTGCAAGATATTACAAGGGCAGGGAAGTGCTCAAAGAGTACAAGCAGGGGAGGCTGGTGTATGAGAAGTCCACCTCCATCCCCGACTACCTCTGCTTCACGGCTCTTGAAAGTGGCACATTCACCTTGACCATCCCTGCTGCGGTGACACCCACCTATCTCTCCTATGTGGAGTGGAGCAAAGACGGGAGGACATGGAATCACACCGACAACACATCTGAGGCGGTGACCATCCAAGTAGATGTGGCGAGTGGCGAGAAGGTGTATTGGAGGGGGAGTGGAAGGCGTATGGCCACGGGTTATCCAGATGGACGATTTAGCAAGTTTTCTTCTACTTGCCAGTTTGATTTGAGCGGTGATATACGCAGCATCCTATATCTCGATGACTTTAGTGTTACCACAACGACTCAGCAATATTGTTTCACTGGATTATTTTACGGGGCATCAGTCATAGATGCCTCCAACTTGCGACTTGCACTTACTGGCGATTCTGCTTATATGATGTGTTTTAGAGGATGCACACAACTCGTACATGCACCATCTCTGATGGAGGGGGGTGCTATAATGCACTGGCAATTCCATACAACTTACCAAGGATGCAATAGACTTGTTACTGGTACCGACATCCAAGCGACCTCAGTTGCCAGCGTAGGATGCTATTATACATATAGAGGCTGCACATCATTGATGAAGGCTCCAGACATCTCATCTGTCATATCCGTTGGACAGCAAGGTTTCTATGCGATGTTCTATAACTGCTCAAGTCTTAATTATGTAAAATGTCTCGCCTCTTCATTTTATGAGGATGACACTACCTCTAATGCCGCTACTTATGCTTGGTTAAGCGGTGTCAGCAGCACAGGCACATTCATCCAAGCCGAGGGAGTCACATGGCCCCGAGGTGCAAGCGGTATTCCTACGGGGTGGGTGGATGTTGAGAAGAGGACAATGCCAAGCGGGTACAAGCAGGTAGAGTATCTGCAAGCGGTCAAGCCTTACCCATCGAATTACAATGCTGCTATTGTTGGCACGGGAATAGTCCTCGACCCTTCGCAAGACACCATCGAGTATGCGGTGTGGCCACGGCTTGATGAAGATGGCTATCTTATCAATGGCGGAGGGAGTACAGCAGGAGAGATGCCATTTGCTAACAGCAGTTCGCCTACATCTCCTACTGCAAAAGTCGGTTTTTTCTATTCATTGTATCGTGTCAATTCCTCTACCAATCTATTCTCGACCTTTTTCACCCGTGAAAATGGTGACGGCACAAATAAGGCTTTAGGCTCTTCTTTGGATGCCATAAATAAAGTGACTGACAGTCCTCAGACTATTAGGGTTGAGTTCAGTGCAACATCTTCCGTGATGTATTTGAATGGCACTCAAGTGGCATCAAGAAGCGGCTACACTGTTGACACCTCCGACATGGCCACCATGCAAGCCTTTGTGCTTGCTTACAACAATAAGACATATAGTTGGGAACACCCCTTCTACTACCTAAAGTGGTGGAGAGGAGCAAACCTTATAGCCGACTATGTGCCATGCGTCAGAGAGAGTGATGACGAGGTTGGCTTCTACGACTTTGCCTCTCAGACATTCAAGACAAGATACTACACAAGTTCAGAGCCTTTCACAGCAGGCGAAGAAATTTAAACCCCATAAACCCAAACAATATGCGACAAGAACTGAGATTTTATCGAACTGAAAAGGCTATCGAAATCGAGGCCGAGGGGCAAGTCATCGCCACACTGCCGATGATTGAGACCTCGCAACCCACACCTGCTCCCGAACCCACCCCGAAGAGCATCACCTACACCTTCGGCGAGTGGCAACCCCAGGTGACCCACACAAGGCTCACCGAGCCGAAGGGCGATTGGGCGGTGCTCAACTCCCTCTCCGAGAACAAGCGGAGCATCCATCTGCCCGCCAACGTTACCAACCCCAAAGGCATCCTATCGCTGACCATCAAGAAGCAGACAGCAAAGTATGGCTCAGAGGAAAAACCCTACACATCGGGCCTCGTCTATAGTGCCAAGATGTTCGGCCTTGGAAGAGTGGATGTAAGAGCGAACCTCCAATTCGCCCTCGACATCAAGAACAGCATCTGGCTCACCACATCAGCCTACACCACAAGAGACACGGGGAAGCTGAAACAGCTCATCGAGTGCGATGTCGTGGAATACACGGGTGCAGACACGGGCGAGTACAACACCGCCCGAGGCATGTGGCTTTGGCAGGAAAACAAGCAGTCCGTATCTGCCGACCGACTTCCCTACAACGACCTCACGACCAAGACCTCCCTATCGGGCGGAAGTTGGTGGTGGGTGGCCAGTCACAATGCGTGGTATCAATGGACACTCTACCCCGTGTGTAGGAATGGCAACCGCTTCAAGGGAACGAACGGCAAGTACTACTTCATCACCAACACCGAGCGAGGCACTTACATCCCCTCCACCGAACTGACATGGATTCGTGAGGACGGAGTAGAGGGCAAAGGTCTTGACGGCAACAAGTACTTCACAGTTGAACCTACCGACCCCATCGGCGGAGGAGCAGTGAAGAGCCAATTCTTGGACGGGAAGACAAAAATCGCAGGCTGGCACAAGTGGTCAATCGTCATGGACAACACCTACATCGCCTACCTCTGCGATGACAAGGAGTACTGGCGCAGTCCCGAACCGCTCACCCTTCCCGACGACCTCACATACAACCTCATCTTCGCCACCAACTCCATCACCGACCGCTACACGGGCGAGCACACCATGCAAGTCGAGAGTGTAACCTTCACACCGAAGCAGTGATGGATGAGGAAGAAGTAACCGACATTGAACCAATCGGAAAGGGAGACCTTGATTGGTGAGCACAGCAAAACAAAGAATAGATATGGATGAATTTGACTTTGACAAACTAAAGTATTATGATGAGTCCGCAAGGAATCCAGATGACTCTATAGGTGGTTGTCTTGGTGTTGCATTAGGATTTGTCTTGTCATTGATAATATGTATAATATTAAACTGTATGACATGAGCAAGAATACAACAAAAACATTGTTACTGGTGTTATCAGTGGCAATCACAACCATAGCACTTCTTTTGCTATTATAGATACTGACTATTCCATTGTAATTGTAAATGTTTAATGTTGCGCATCGGTGTACAAATCAGTACATCGGTGCGCTTCTTTTATGGTATTGTGTTTGCAATATCAACGTAGTTAATTGGACTTAAATAAGTCCATGTTATAACGGATTTGTTTTGTTTATATTTTTGTTGCGTAACGTTACGAGTCTAATAATTAAAGTCAAACAAAAATTTAAACAATTATGGCAGAGATTTATCAATTACCCGAAAACGGGAACTCCAATGGTAATGCTACCATTCCTTTCTCGATTCCCATCGGTTTCGGCGGTTATGGCGGCAATGGTATGTTTGGTAACGGTAATGGTTTCAACTCCATAGCTGACCTCTTCGGACTTGCTATCATCGCATCCATGTTTGGATGGGGCAACGGAGGTTTCGGCGGCGGTTTCGGTTTTGGAGGCAATAGCGGAGCAGGCTTCATTTCAAACCAACTCAACAATGACAGTGGTCGGGAACTTCTCATGAACGCAATCACCAACCAAGGTGAGGCATCGAGAACTGCAATCCAGACTCTTTCCACTATGTTGGGACAAGACTTCAACCTTGTGAACGCAGGAATCCAGAGTGCTCAGAACACATTGAACCAAATCGCCAATCAGCAGGGAATGTCTACCTTGCAGCTGATTAATGCAGTCCAAGCAGGTGATGCCGCATTGACGAGTACCATTCAGAAGTGTTGTTGTGACAATCAACTTGCGTTATGCCAGCAGACGAACGCATTGCAGAATGGCATCAATGGCGTACAGCAAAGTATTGCGTCAAAGAGTGCGGCTGACCAGCTTGCCATGTGCCAGCAGACCTACAATCTTACCGACACGATGAACCGCAACTACCTTGCTCTTGACAACAAGATAGATGCAATGGAGTCAAGTCGCAAGGATAGGGAGATTTCCGCACTCACCGCACAAGTCGCAAAGCTTGAGTCGCAGAACTTCACCGCAGGAATCGTTCAGCAAGCAGTTGCTCCCATCAATGCTCAACTTGCTGGTCTTGCAAACGAGGTGGATGGCATTAAGTGCAAACTTCCCTCAACCGTAAACGTTCAGTATCCGAATCTTATTGCGATGAATGCGACACCCTATGTTAGTGGTGGTTTCTATCCCAACGGTTACGGATACAACGGTTTCGGGAACGGGAATCTGGTGTTCTGATTAAGGATATAGGAGGTAAAAGGTATGAGTTGTAGTTGTAATTGCAATATAACGACAAATGCTGGTGGTATTCCTTATATCAGCAACACTAACGTAACGGTCGGAACGGACACCGTGGACATCGCATTGGGATTCCGTCGCATTCAGCCCGTTGGGTACTTTACGGTACACATGGAGAATGCAATCCCTGCTGATGCAACCACAACGCTTCCTGTGACACTTACGATGAACGGTGTTACAAGGAACTTGACATTGTACAACGGTGATGCAGTGACAGTGGCAGAACTGATTGGTGGAACTGGTGTTTTCCTTGTGTTCAATAACCGTTTCGATGGCATACTTCAATTGATGTCAAGAACTATTGCGTAACAATTAATATTTTCAATTATGGATTTTAACAGTCTTGGTAATGGTAATCCGTTTTATGTATTGAGAAAGGGAGAGAAACCCGTCTTGGAGGTTGGTGTTGTCAAGTCAAAATCACAACCAAGGGCAAAGTTTCCGACCCAGACACCGAACATCATGTCTGGTGTGCAGATGCAGCAAGTCATCGATGTAACCGCAACAATAAACGGAAGGGATGAGGTATTCAGTGATATACCTGTGAATGTTGAGATAGCAGCGAGGGGAAATGACACCTTTAGTGGCAGTCGGGAAGCAATGCTCCAAGCGGTGGATGCAATGTTGCAGACATCAAAGAAAGCACTTGAACAAGTATCATACCACAAAGGTGTTATTACAGAAAGTGAGAAGATGCTTGAGGTGTTGAATCCGAGATATGCGGAAGAGAAGCGTCAAGCAAGGACAATAAGTGATTTGGAGAAGCGTCAAGCTGCAACCGACCAGAAACTCGATGCTATACTTGGCATCTTGCAGAAACTCGACTCTCCGTCACCAAGTTCTGTTTAGTTAAGTCGTAACCAATAAAAAAATACACAATACTATGGCTTGGATTTTTGTAGACAAAGAAGAAGAGAGCGGAAAGCAACAGATGCGTTCCAACATGCGTCAGATGATGCGTAGTGGTGGTTATCGCAACTATGGTGGTGGCAACAGCGGTAGTTATCGTGATGGCTACCGTCAAGGCTACAGGCATGGTTGGGAAGACTCCGAGGACGACATGGAAGATGATTCCGAATTTCGGCGGCGCAGAGACAGTCGTGGACGATTTATGTAGAGGTGAGTAACAAATATTTATCATAGGGGGGAGATTTTATTGTTTCCCCCTTTTAGTTAAACAAATAAACAAAGAATAATATGAAACAATACATTTCTGAGGGGGAGGCAATATACATGGATAAGAACTTTGGTTTGTTCAGCAGGAGACTTGCGGAGTGGGCAATCTCAAATATGGAAACCAAAGAAGGTAAGGAAATGAAGCCCATTAAGGCGAAGCCTTTAAGGGAGTTTGAGGATATACTCAAGGAGTACAAGGTTGAGTTGCAAGAAGAGTTTGTGTACACTGGTTGGTATCTCTACAACATGGCAATTGCAGACTATCCGCAAACATTGAAGACGGATGAGCAGCGAGTTAAGTTTGTTGAGGAGACGATATGTGACCCAGATGGTTCGCCAGAGAATGTCCTTGCTTGTTTTGTTGCCAAGATGTGTGTCGCAGGAGTACCCATATATTGGGAGAAATATTTGTAAGCTATGAAGACTGAGTATATTGATGTGGACGGTTACTGGGGTATTGCAATATGTCATGATTATGATGTTTCTAACCCTGAAGATGAACATATTCTATGGGGGTATATGCGTTCATTTGGCATGAAAGAAAGAAATATCAATAAGGCGTTAAACATTCTCTCAAATTACAACACAGGAATGTGTGTGTCAAACAATGACGTGCGAATGAGTGGCATATTTATAAGCAAGGCAACAAGTCCGAGTGAATGGTGGTCATCGTGCTTGCACGAGTTGCGTCATTGCGCACAAGCAATTATTGACTACTATGGCGCGGATTGGAACGAAGACGATGCTTATCTAACAGGCTTTCTTACTAAACGTGCAGTTGAGATATTGGGTGAACCTTGTAGATAGAGCCTCATTGTGTAGGCTCTATCATTTTTGTTTTCCACAAAAAGCCAAATACCAATTTGTTTTTGTCTCTATGTTTTGCTATCAAGCTTTTTGCTGAAGTAATTTTATATCCTATTGGTGCTGCATCTTTTGCTGCGTCACTTATAGAATCATACATTTTTATAAATGTGCCATCTTTAGAGTATTTTCCTATTTTAATTGTAAGACCTTTTTCTTTTCTTGTTCTTATTTGTTTTTCCCTATATTCTTTACTTTTTCTTGAATTTACAACTTTTTGGTGCGTAATTGGGTTTCTTGCATTTTCTAATCTTGTACACCACTTTAAATTTTCCACTCTATTATCAAGCCTGTTTGTGTTTATATGGTCTATATGATTTTTGCCGTTTGGTTTCTCTATAAAAGCCATTGCCACAATTCTATGAACCGCAAGTGTTTCATGTTTGCTATTTTTGGATAATGTTATATAATAATAACCATCATGTATTTTTAGATTTCTAATACTTTCACGTCTGTGTATTTGGCGATTTTTTGTGTTTATAGTCCTTTTAAGTGACTTTATTCTTCCATTATTACTCACTTCGTACAGACCTTC